CAGGCCGTCCACAAGGACAAAGAAGCCGACCCTGCCCAGTCCAGACGAACATCCGACCGCACTGCTCGCACTTCCTCTTCGATCGTATCGATCCCTTCATGCAAAATACAATGCCACGCTCGCCCTCTGGAAACCCAGAGGACCGCGATGGTATCGATGTTTGCGTGGTGCGGATCATAATTGCAGACCTGTGGCTTTGGTTACGCGCGGGAGGGTAAAAATTCAGGGGTGGATTCTGTGCCCCATCAGCCCGGACCGCTAGGGGCGGGAGAACGGGATTAGCTTGGCGCGGCAACTTCGGCAGAGCCCAAGCGGTTCCTTGAGGGCACCAGGATCAATCGCGGCCTTGATCCCGATGGATGCCAGGCCTTCAATCAGCCAGTCGGCGGCTTCCGCTTCTCCACAGATCTCAAGGGCTCCAAGCGCCATCTCCATGAACTCGGCGGGCGTTTTGGGGTAATCGCGATCGTAATCGAATTCGTTTTTGGTCATGTCCTTGCCGGCCCACCAGCTATGTAGCGGGCCGCCTCCATTGTTTTAGGCTCGACCTGAGATAAAAAGGTCTTGCTGTTGCAGCCCAAGCGCCCGCTCGTAGCGGCGTCGGCGGCTATGGAAGTCGTCAAAATCGAGCTGCGCCGCTTCCTTTGCTCCTCGGCTCCGCTTGAGAAGGCGTGCGCAGGCGGAGCAAGACAGGACCACTTGATCCACGGCGGCAAGATGGCGACCGAACCAGCGGAGCCACTCGGTTCCCCCGATACGCTGCGCCCGTTCATCCACGACGCGGTTCTTCATGCACATCGGGCAGAAGCTCTGCGTGCATTGCGAGATCGCGAACCGAATCCGCTGCTGAGTGTCCTTGGTCGGCTTCCTGTCAGGCTGCCAGGACTGCATCGTGTCGATGATCGGCTCAAGCCTGTGGTCGAGCATCTCCGAGAACGCGCCAGCGAGGAGCTTGAAGTCTGTCTCCGTGAGCTGGATTGGGCCAACAGGGGAAACAGGAACGGCCGCCGCTTGCTTCGCGCGGAAGTACACGTCCAAGACCTGTTCGTAGATGTCCCAGGCCAGATCGTCATGGAACATCTTGATCAGCAGGAAGTAGCCGCGCTCTGTGACGAGGTAAACCTTATCCGGGACGCCGCCATTTTCGCGGCCCAAGCCAAGGTTCCGAATTTCGGAAGCTTGCCGAAGCTCGAAGAAATGGACGCCTTCGACAGCGCGCCCATTATTGCGCAACTCCCGCAAGTTTTTTGAGGCCCTGTCGCTGGTGCGCCCATGCACTTCATCGATCATCTTCAGTGTCACGACACGCTGACCGCTGTACTGAATCGGGGTAGCAGGCAGAACCTTGGAGAGGTCCGGCTTGCTGGGGTCATTGATTGGGGTTACGTTGTCCATCGATCAATCTCCTATGGGTTGGTTGAAGCCCCTGCGCTGCGGAAACAGCCGGGGCTTCGTTGTTGTCAGATCAGCCCACCGAAGCCGCGTTGAATGCCTGGCCTGCGGTGGGTTCTTGTTTGCGCTTTGAGTGGATGGCCTCCAGTTGCTTAAGGAACCCCTCTGTCGCCTCTCGTGCACGGTCCAGGTAGTCTTCCGCCTTCTTGTAGGCCAGGAGCAGATCGAGCGGGATCGAGTCGAAGCCGGCGTATTTGAATACGTCAACGACGCAGTAGAGGCCGAAGTGATCGATCTCGCGCTCAAGGTGGTCGATGTACCAGGCGAGCGGATCAATGCCGGCTTCGACTGCGCCGTAAGGGGTGTAGATTTTTTGTTTTTGGGGTTCCAAGCGACCATCTGAAATAACGCTGGCGTGCTGCATTGACACTCCTCTTTGTTGGTTGAATGTAACCAATCTTGAGGAATGTTTAATGGTTAAATTCAACCAAGTCAAGCGCCGTCTTCTGCGAACCGCTTCTGGAACTCCTCGATCCGCTTGATCTTCTCCTGGAGCAAGGCAACCTCCGCTTTCAGTTCTCGATGCAGCCTCCCTTTCCTGAACGCCTCGTAGCGCTGACTGGCCGATCCGGTGGGCTCTGACTGCCGATGGTCCTTCTGGGATTCCCACCTGATGATCTGCCCCTTCGAGATGTCGAGCAGGTCGGCCATGTCCTGCTGACTCAACCCCGCCACTTCGCGCCACGCCTTGAGCTTCTCTCCGAACTCCGGCTGTGGGCCGGTTGGTGGTGGCGCTGGAATCTTCTCCATGTCGATGTCCTCCATGGCTACTTTATAGCAGCATGTAACCGGAGGCTCGATCGTTGCCTGGCTCATGCCCCCGCCCCCTTCCCCCTGCCCTCCCGGATGCGGGCGGCGATCCGCTTCACGTCGCTTCTGGCCACTTCCAGCCGGTCGATCAGCCCTGGCTCGTGCGCGTCGGCGCTCCATGCCCGGTCCAGATCCAGGATCGCGGCCTCGGCAACTTGTGCGCGGCGGATGGCGATGGGCATGGCTGTTCGAGCGGCGGCCAGCAAGCGCTGATCCTGCGGCTGCTCAATCCGGGAGCCGTCGGCGGCTCGCAGCCCCCAGCAGCTCAGGCCATCGATGCCGATGTGGTCCGGGCAGCCAGCATATTTCCATGGGGCGGGCGTTGCGGCCTCGGCCAGCGCGAGATCGGCAGCAAGATCGTGGTCGTAGTCGTGTTCGGTGGCGATCATGGTTTGATTCCTTTCTCCGCCGCGAGGGCGAGCAGGGCCGCCTTACAGGCAGCTTCGAATATGGTAGATGAGTGCTCGGCTGCGAGCTCCCCGTGTTGATCGTAAAACTCGGCCATGTGCGCGTGGTGCGCGTCGTGTTTCGCTCTCCATGGATAGGACGTGCTGCCGTATCCCCATCCCCGCCGCTCCATCTCCTCGACGACCAGCCCGAGGCCGGCCCAGGTAGTGGAGTAGCGTTCGTTCGATATGTGGGCGAGGTCGCCTGGCTGGGAGATGTCCATGGTGGGCGTGATTCCAAATAGCGTCACAGCCACCGCCCGATCCAGCTCCGGGCCGGGCTTGAGGTTGCGGATTTGGTCGGGGGTCATTCGCCGTCCTCCACGTCTGGGATTTCTCCGCCAGCCTCGGTTATGCGCTTTTCGAGGCTGAACATTCGCTCCTCGATGCGCATTGTCCGTTCATCGGATCGGTCGCGTTCCCAGCGGATATATTTGTATTCGTCGATCATTTGCTGGAGCGTCATCGCGCGGCGCTCGCTTTCGGTAGGCTGCCCAGGTTGGTGGTGGCGTGGCGCTTGTAATTGAGTGCGATCCGTCCGGCGCGCGTGGCGCCATCAATCGGATCGGGTTCTGGCGGTGGTGGCAGTCGGGGCGGCATCGGGACACCTGCGAACGGCAGGCCGCCGTCCAGGGCTCCCATGAGGCCGAGAAGGGCGGCAAGCTGGAGAGTGGAGCGCCTCATGTTCCGGCGCTCGCTTTCTGGGCCGGGAACAGGGCCTCGGCCTGCCTGATTGCTTCTTGTGGATCCACGCCTTGCCATACCAAGGCCTCGGCTTCGCGGCGGCGCTGAAGGCCCAGAAGCACTTCCCCCCCAGCCTTGCGCCATTTGCGGAGCTGATCGGGGATGCTCTCGAAGTCGCGTGCGCAGAGGTCGCCAGCCAGTCCGGTGGATGCCTTGAAGGGCGCTCCGCCGAGGTTGAAGGCCAGGTCGATGAGTGCGCCGATCTGGGGCGCGGTGAGTTGAGATGTGAGATTTGCGCCGAGCTTGCCGTAGACGACGGAGGAAGCCGCCCGTATGTCGGCATCCAGCCAGGCGTCGGCTTGATCCTGCGTGATCGAGCCATCGGATGCCACCTTGTCATCCACGCGCAAGAGATGGCCGGTCCCGCAAGTCGGATTCCCCTTGAAGGAACCTCCGGGCGGGGCGGGCTTCCCGGTGGCATCGTCATAGAGATACAGGCGCGTGCCTTCGTAGTGTCGGATCAGGATGAGGGCGATTTCTCGCGCGGTTGGTGTGGCGGTTTGGCTCATGTCGTTTCTCCAAAGAGCGGAAGCTGTTCTTCGGTAATGGCTGGCCTGGCGTCGGCCTCCGCCTGGCAGTGTCCGCACAGGGGCGCGGCTGCGATGGCGGCGGGCGTGGTGGCGGCCTGTGGCCTGAAAAGCCCCGCGTTGCAGCCGGGAGCGGGGCAATCCCATGTGTAGATCGGCTCCATGCCGGGGAAGCTAATTTCCCGGCGGATGCCGGATGGGTCAAGGCGCATGGCTGGCCTCCTCCCTTACCATCGACAGGCTCATTGAACGGATAAATCCGCGAGTCTGCTCATTCACATACGTCGTTTGGCTGCATGGAGGGCAGGTTGCCCAGAGGCGGCCGTCTCTGAGCAGGAGGAGATCATCGGCCGGCACGCCGCACACGAGGCAACGGACGATATTTCTGATAATGGCGTCACCCATGGCCCACCTCCTCCCCGATCCCGGCGGCGCGGAGGGCCTCAAGGAGGACGTAAGTTGGCCCGATCCCTGCGCATCCGATCGCGTCCTCGACCATGTATTTGTCGCCGTAGCGCACCACGGCATACCCATCATGGAGCGTCTCCATCCTCCGCCCCACCTCCGCGGGGGGCTCGAGTTCGGCTTGTCGTGCGCTCATTCGCCCGATCTCGCGGGTGAAGTCGAGGCTCACCTGCTCCAGTTCCCTCACACGCGCCTCCAGCCGCTGCACCGCCGCCGCTCGCTCGGAGGCGATGCGCTCGGTCACGGCGCGGGCCTCGCGCTCTAGGGCCAACTCGGCGCCGGCCTTGGCGAGGTGGGCGTCTTGGGTGGCGATCTCGGCGCGTGCCCGCTCCAGCTCCACCTGCAGGGCGCGGCGGCTGGCGGGGTGCGGGGTCACGCGGCTTTCTTCTTGGGTCATGCTGGCTTTCACGCTGTCCTCTCCTTCTGCTTTTCGATCCGCTCCCGCGCGACAATCGCAAGCGCGAGGGCCTGCCATTCGTCGGCCTTGATCCCGTGGAGCGGGCCGTGTTTGGCCTTGTTCCCGATCGCTTTGTCCTTGCCGCCGTAGAGGTCGATCACTCGCTGGCGGATCGCGGCGTCGTTGATCCCCGCGATCTTGTGGCAAAGCGCCTGCTTGATCTCCGGCCTCTTGATCAGAAGCACTTCGGCCGAGTCGCCGGGGTAGTGGTCGCGGCGGCGGGCCTCTTCGAATCGGCCGATCCATCGCACCGTTTCGAAAGTCTCGGCTCCGACTGGAGCGCCGTAGCTGGCCACCATCTCGATCGCCACATGCTCGACGGGGAGAAGCTCGAAGGCCAGGCGGTTGAGCAGGTCCGGGTTGCTGGTGATTCCGTGGAGGAGGACGCGGCCGTGGTCGTCTGTGACCACGTACGCGCTCTCCTCGGTGCCTGGATCGATTGCCAGGATCCGCATCGGCTACTCCTCGCCTGGCTCGCGGTTGTCAAGGGCGGCCTCGAGCGCGTCCGCTCTGGAGCTCGGTGGCTCGGCTCCGCTTTCGAGAGCGGCCAGCAGCGCCTCGGGGTTCTGGTCCTCTTCGGCGGCCGCTTCGGCTTGCTCGATGGCGGCAAGCTCTGCGGAGATCGGCAGCAGCTTCACGAGTCGGCGGATCACGGTCTTTTTCGCCATCTCTTCCCAATGGTCGCGCCAAGGGCCGCTGTTCCCGGCCTTGCTTTTCTTGCGGATGCCCTCGATCTCGGATTTGGTCATCACCTCGCGCTGCACGCCTCCGTCCTTGAGCCGGGCGACGGCGTACACGTAGAGCACTTTTGCTCCTTCGGTCGGAGCCAAGCTTGGCTCGTGCTCGATCTTTGGATCGTCTCCGAGCTGATAGCGGAAGCGGTCGCCCTCGTGGACGACGTGAGCCTGGATGCTCACGATCTGGCCAGAGCGGCGGGCGAGGTCGATCAGGCCGCGATAGCCCGGAACAAGCGTGGCGGTCGATCCATAGGGGATGATGTAGGCGGAGCCAAGGATGCCGGACGGGTCGAGGCCGAGCTGGCAAGCCTGGCTCACGGCCTGGAAGAGGCTCTCCTGGCTGCAAGAGAGCAGCTTTGGGTCACGGGCGCAGGCAAGGAGGACGCCGCGCATGAAGCGGTCGACGCTCACGTGTTTGGGGAGCGCCTGCAGGTAGAGAGCGCGGCGGGTCTGGAGGCCCTGCTGGATGGACTTGATGGGGGAAAGTGCGATTGCGGTTGACATGATTACTCCTCGAAATTGAAGCGGAGCGTTCGCGCCCCGTGTTTATTGGCTTTCCAGCTCGCGCGCCAGCCTTTGCCCTCGATGCCTTCGGCGTCGGCGATGATTGCGCGGAAGCTGTTTTCGATTTGCGATTTCTGTTCTTCGGCCTTGGTGATCTGGGCGGCCAGCACGCGCCGCTCTTGCGCCATGGCGTCCACCTCGGGCGTGGATTCGAGCCAAAGAGCCGTGGGGCGCTGATATGAGTCCGAGATCCAGGCGCGCGCCTCGTCGGAGCCGTCGATGCTGGGCGACTCCTTGCTGATGATGTGCCGATCCCACCAGGCGCAAAGCCGATCCAGCACCTTGGCTTCGAGCCTCTCGCGGCGGATCACGGTGTAGATCGTCGGCTCCTCGCCCGCGATCGACGCCACGACATCGACGCGATCGAGCCCGGTGACGGCCATCTGCTGGATCGCCTGCGGCAGATACTCCGGATCGATCTGGTCCGTGCCAGCGTCTCCCCAAAATCGGCGCGTCCGGCTGGACGGAGCCTTGCACTCGACAAGCCAGCGGTGGCCGGCCTTGCTGGCGATAGAGTCCGGCGTGGCCAGGATGCACGGCCTGGCGGGGTGGATCAGCGTGCCGGGCTGCTGCAGGTCGCAGCCCATGACGCGGGCATACCAGGCGAGGATCGCGGGCTCCAGAGCATTGCCTCGGTCGATGTCCCAACTCCCGAAGGAGCTTTGGATCAGGCCGAGCCTTCGAGCCCAGAGCTTCCAGGGCGAGCAGTAGCGACTCACGCCAAGAGCGGTGGCGGCTTCGCTTGCGCCGAGGCCCTGCTCTCGGATCTGGAGTTGCTCAGGTGAGAGACTCACGACCAGCTCCCCACCTGCAAGACGCCACCAGCCACAGGAACTCGGACGCCAGTTCGGGCCTGAGCCCTGGCCTCATCCATCGCCTGCTCCGCGAGGGCCACGTCGGTGGCCATGGCGCGCTGAATCGACTCCAGGAATTGACCACCAATTGCCGTGTGGGCGGCGGCGAACATGCAGGCGTGGCCATGCTGCCCGAGCTGCCCGGCAAGCAGCACCAGGGCCTTGCGCTGCTGGTCGAGGATGGCGATTGCCTCCGAAACGAGGCGCGATTGTTGCAAAATCTCAAGGCTCATGTTCGAATCTCCTTGCCCCGGCGGCTACCGGGGCGGCTTTGTTGTGCTGTCGGGCGGCCGGGCTCAGATGAGCCCGGCCGTTCGTGTTTCAAGGGACCGGCGGCTCGACTGCGCCCGCTCCAGGGCCACCCGGAGCGGCTCCTGGATGCTCCAGTCTCCAGCGGTGTTCTCCAGGGCGCGCTCGATGCTGGCCTCCAGCGTGCGCAGCTTCGAGAGTCGGGCGCGGTCAGAGTGCAGTTCGAGGGTGGCTGGGCTCATGGCTTTGCTCCATTGATCGGCACGTCAGCGGCCTTGAGGGCCTGCTGGAACGCGCGGGCGGCTTCGAGGAAGGCCGGCCAGTCCTTGGCGAAGGCGACGCGGGCGGCCAGGTCTTGCAGGTCGCTGAGGGCGGTGGCGTTCATGCCGCCGCCCCTTCCAGATACCGCGCGGGGATCGGCAGTCCGAGCCGGCGCATCGTCTCCAGCGCCATGGCCGTCACCTCGGCGGGCGGCTCGCAGCTTGCCGGGCGGGGTAACTGCTCCCGGAGCGGGGTCCACTCCGAGCGGGAGAACAGGTGGTCGGCTAGGGCTTGCCTGTCGCCGGTTTCGAGGTAATCCAGGATCGCGTTCATTGCTCATCCTCCTGTCGGCGGCGCGGGGTGCGCTCGCTCATCACAAGAAAGAGTATAGGGATTGATAGTCCCTATGTCAAGAGCAATGAGGATTGGCCGTCCTTATTTTTCGCGACAACAAAAAAGCCCGCTCATGGGCGGGCGGGGTAGGCCAAAGAAGGCGCGTTTCGAGATCCTCGGCTGAGGTGCCATAAACTCGGGGCTCCCGAGCCTTGCACCCATTCAAAATGCCGATTTCGGATCCTCAGCAGCCCGAGGCAAAAGAAAAGCCCCAAAGGTTGACGGGGCGGGGCGGCGGATCGAGAATGGGGAGAGGAGGCAAACGCCATGACCAGAACTGAGTTGCATGAACTGATCGATCGAATCCCTGAAAACCTGCTGGCTGCCGTCGAGTTGGCCGCACGAGATGCCATGATCGCGGCTATCCCTGAGGAGGAAGAAGAGGTCAGTCCCGAGGAGGCTGCGGCCATTGACGAAGCGCTGGAGGAACTGAAGAACGGCGGACGGGTCTATACTACCGAGGAGCTGAGGAGGGAGCTGGGACTTGAGCCAATCCGTTCAATGGTCTGATAGATCAAAGCGCGACATGAAGCCGCTGCCTGCGTCGGCGCAGAATAAGATCACCTTGGCGGTCTACCGCTTCGCTGAAACGGAACGAGGCGACATCCTCAAGCTCAAGGGCCGCGAGGACCAATACCGCCTCCGCGTGGGCGACTACCGCGAGGGCGGGGCGGGTGCGGACTGAAGCGCTACAGGCGGAATCGACGACCCTGGATGACGGCGGGCATCAAATGGTCAAAATCTGCATCGGTGGTGATCAGGTGCGCGCCAGTCGCCTTTGTGGCGGCGGCTATCCATAGATCGTTCTTGCCCATAACGCGGCTTCCGGCAGGGTGGGCATGGGAGACAGCATCAATCTCAACGTAGGCATCAATCACCGCTCGACTGTTGATGTCGACCATTACCAGTGACGACAACGCGGCATCAAGGGCGGCTGCCTTCGGGCCTCCCCAGCTATTCCTTCGGGCCAACGATCTGATTTCCCCTTCCGTGACGACGCATGCCATGGGGCGGCGCGCGCCCTTGTTGGCGTCTATGAAGCTGGCTATTTCTTGCCCGACGGCGCCACGACGAGCCACCATCATCACGATCGCGGAAGTGTCCAGGAGGAGCCCGCTCATCCGTTCAGTTCCCTGAGCGCGTCCAGCAGTTCCTCTTCGGTCTCCTCGCCCGGCCAATCACCCCACGGCGGGCCTCCGAGCGTCGCTTGCGGAAGGGGCGGCGCGGGGGCGATCTGTCGCCTCGATCTGGGCGGGACGGCAAACACTGCGTCTCCAGGCCCGGATTCTTCTTCTATGGATTCGGCATGTATTGCCCAGAGCTTTCCGGATCGCCTAAATAGGCCAAGACCTTCAGCAACTACGCTGTGGCCCCAAAGCCGGCGGAGCCTTTCTGGGTCGTGACGCCCTGTCCACGCCTGCACGATGTCGCCGTTCTGGAGCCGGAGGACAACATGAGAACTCGACGCCGAGATGGTATCAAGGATCGCCAGCGTGCGAACCGGCTCAGGGTCGGGCGTCTCTTGAGACAGGCGCAAGAGCCGCTCCCTGTCCTGTCCCCTGAGCAGGAGGGGCTTCGTTCTCGCCCCAATCCTGCCGAAGTCCAGGGATTCAAGGCCAGAATTTGCGAATGTCGCAAGGTTTGCGCACGTCTCTAGCAGGGGCTTGTCGGCCAAAACGAGATCGTCATTCCCGGAAAGCGCAGCCTCCAGGATGTCTACGAATAGCTCGATCGTTGTGGCGGATCCGAGAGCGGGAGGCGCCGCGCTCTCGAATAAACCCGGATCGAGCATGTCGGCAATCGGGCCTTGCCGAACCTCATCCAGCGTGAATGCCTCGACATAAAGGGTTTGTGGGGAATTTCTTGACAACCCGACGATGTCGATGCCTGCGGCCCTGGTAAGCCAACCGGGTCTCGTTCCGGATTTCGTGCTCTGCCCCTCTGCCAAAAACCGGAGTGCCTGCTCTCCGCCAGCAATGAGGGACTGAATTAGCACCAGGAGCGCGCCGCCAGGGAGGCGGACGCCGGCGCTGTCGGGTCCGTTGATGATGATCGGGTGCTGTTTCATGCGTACCTCCTTCCTGCGGTTCTGCCGAATTCTTCAATATACCACTTCGTCAACCCACCCGCCCCTACCTGTTGCGGATGAGCTGGATCATGCGGGGGAGGGCTACTTCTGCGCCGTGGCCTTGAAGTAGATGACAAACGGAGCAACCACCCTGAACTCCGCTCCTGCATAGATCCGATTGCCTACCACGAGAACCTGAACCCCGGCCGCAGACTGAAGCCTGCCAAGTTCAAGGCGACGGTCAACAACGGCCGCAACCTCGTCTCCAATTTTGGCCGGGAAGCTCGGAGTGATGAGAACCTGTCCGCCGATGCGGTACTCGCCGAAATCCTCATCGAGCCTTATCCAGCGGGCCATTGGGTCATTAGACAAATTGGGCGACTCATCGAGAGACAGGACAGCGATCTCTTGCATTAGTTTGTCTGGCTGGGCATCCACCGGGAACCTCCCTGACCGGATTACAGGTACCTTTGGCCGTGCATCTTTCGTTTGTAAGTTGCCACCAAAAAGCCAAGATACATCTACGCCCAAGGCACTGCAAACAGGGGCAAGTTTTCGCACGTCCATCCAGGTTTCACCGCGCACGAACTTCGATAGGTGGTTGTAATCCGTTTCCGCGTCGGCAGCAATCTGGCGCCAAGAACGCGGGTTCCCGCCCCTCCCCTTTGTGTCCTTGTCTCGGGCTTCGGAGATGCGCTCTCGAACTATTTTTTCAATGTCCATGCCATGAGCGTATTCATCGACATTTCCAGAATCAATAGGGATTGAGAGAGCTATACTCATCGGTTCCTCTTGACAATCAGGATTGTCAATCCTTATTCTTGGTGCATGGACATCAAGAGCGAAATCAAACGGAGCAGGGAATCTCTGGGGCTGACCCGGAACGCGCTTTCTGTGCGACTGGGCCTGGACAACACCTACATCCGCAAAGTCGAGGCCGGAGAGATCGATCCCGCGCTGGCGACGCTTCGCAAGCTCGGGCGCTTCTTTCGCTCCCAGGGCAAGCCGTTCAGCGACCAGCTCGAGCAACTCTTGGGGCTCGCCCCCGCCCTGGAGCCGACCGGATGAGGGGGCGAACCACCACCAAGGAGAAGACGATGCACCACTGCTGTTGCCTGTACGACCCGAGCCGGCCGCCTGGACCTGATCCGGGGTGGGTGTGGCAAGCGGGACACATCCTGAAGCTTTACGTGCCCCATGGCGACACGAGGCAAGAGCTGCACGAGCACGTCCCTCCGCAGTGGGCGTGGAGGCCCGTCAAGTCATGATCCAGGCCTCTCGACCTTCACCAGACCTCGGACGTCGGCGTCTCCATGTCGCCTTGCCTGGCGAGCGACCAATCGATGGTTGCCCCGAGCAGCTTGCGCCACAGGATGCAGCCAGTCACGGCGCCGCCCTTCCTGTTTTCTTCGGTTTGCGGATTCTTGCCTTGGGCAACGTAACCGCTCACCCACATCACGCAGCCGTCCTTGAGACACTCGCTCTTCAGAATCGGGCACACCTTGCCGTCGAACTGCTTGTCCATCTCGAACACCATACAAATCCTCCTGAGAGCCTCGATGCCGGTCTTTGCCTGCGAAGCGGGCCGGCTTCGGGTCTCTCTAAATCCTAACTCTAACCCCGCAAAGCGCCTCTGTCATGCACAAAAACGCCTCAGTTCATGCGCATAAAGGACCGTCCGCATCCGAGATCGAGCAGGCCAGAGGGCTCGCCGATGCGGTGGATGCTGCATCGAAGCGCGCCATGCACAAGTATTTCGGCGACAACGGCGCAGTCCTCAAAGAGGCGCTCGGCGAGGCGCTCGACACCAGCAAGGGGAGCATCAGCCGCCAGACCCAGATCCGCGACCTGCCTGTGCAGTACCGGATACTCGGCGCGCTCAAAGTGCTCTGCCCGGAGCTGTGGCGCGCGATCCTGGACGCCTCTGGCGATGAGATGGGCATCGAGTGGCGGCCGAAGTCCGCCGTGCAGCCCTCGCTCGAAGGCGTGCTGGAGGCCATCACCGCCAAACAGATCGCGGCGTCCGAATCCGCTGCCATCGAGTACGCCGCCGCGAAGGACAACCGCATCGAGCCCATCGAGCTGGACTGGTGCGAGGAGGCATGGCGACACGAGGACCACCTTCGTGAGGCGATGCGCTCGAAGTTGCGGGCGATGGCCCAGGCCGGCGGCGCGCCGATCCAGCTTCGGAGGGCACAGCCGTGAGCGTCATCGAAGCCCTCATTGACCTCCTTCTGGAAGTGATCGACTCCGAGCAGTTCCCCGGCGCGCTGCTGGTGGTGGGCCTACTGCTGGCCCTCAGCGTGTCGGGCGGCTGCCAACTCCGGTGCAGCGTCGAGCCGAGACCGAGCGCGCTGCCGGCGGAGGCTCCATGAGCAAGCAGCGAGAAATCCCCGAATGGATTATGATCCGGGGCAATCAACTGATTTGCGATCGGTGCGGCGCAACCCGCCCGCTTCATCTTCCTGCCGCCTTCGACGATGCCATCATGCAGGGAAGGGCGTTTTCGCTGGCCCACGAGCGATGCCCGGCACCGCCGGCGGAGGCGCAGCCATGACCGCCAACTTCACTGCAGGCTGCCTTTACGGCATTCCGTGCCGATTCTCTGCCCCCGGAGGCTATCCATTTCCAGGCTCCAGGCTGGCCACTCTCATCTCCTTGACTCTGGATCAGTCCGCAATCCAGCCAGCGACAGAGCCCCTTTTCGCTGAGGCCAACGGCTCCGGAGCGACCAACGCTTCTATACCTACCGACTCCGGAGCCGGCAACCTCAACCGGGCCGAGGCCGGCCAGATAGCTGAGGCGGAATCCGCCGGGCGCGCGATTTATAGTGGCTCGCCGTCCGGCGGCCGACCTCAACCGGGGGGGGCTCGCCGATGAACCGCCGGGAGCTAGGTAGGGCGCTCAAGCGCGATCGGGAAGCCGCCGGCCTGCTGCCGAGGCAGATGGCAACCGCCGCGCGGATGTCGCTCGGTGGTCTGCTCGACTGTGAGTCGGGGCAAGGCGAGGAAGCGCACCTCATCAAGTACGCCGAGGCTCTGGCGAAGATCACGCGCCGGGAGCAGCGGGCGCTCAAAAAAGCTGGTGCCGTATCTCAGATGGGAGAGGGGGGCTCAACATGCAAGCCGCGAGGCCAGCAGGAGCCGGAGGACGCCGGTTCGAGTCCGGCCGGCACCGTCAAAATCCACGGAGGCGTAGCTCAGATGGTAGAGCATCGGCCTAACACAGCCGAGCGCGCCGGTTCGGATCCGGCCGCCTCTGGGGTAGCGCGGGATAGCTCAAGGGTGGAGCAGCAGGTCCATAGCCTGCCGGCCGCTGGTTCGAGTCCAGCTCCCGCCATCGAGCCAGCGGAGACGCCCGTTCAAATCGGGCCGCCGGTGCAGGTCCAACCCCTGCCCGGCGTAGGCCAGCAGGTTGCAGACACCGCCCTGGCTCCAATCCAATCTGAGATCACGGAGCAGCTCAGGCCGACAAAGACGCGGCGGGTTCAGGGTGCCCGCCGCGCCTCCGAGATCTCGCGTTTTTCCGTGGCGCGGGAGCCGCGCGTGCTCGGGCCGGTCCGGGCGGATTATGTGCCGCTCTCGGCCAGGGAGCTCGAGGCATGAGCGTTTCAATCCCCTCTCGCGGGGCATGCAGCCGCGACAACCCCAACCGGGCGCCAGGCGCCCAAAAGCAGAGCGGCGGGAATCCGCCAAGACCGCCCGCCGCTCAGAATGGTGCCGAATGCGAGGAAAATATAACACTGCCCGTACTGCCGAGCAAGAGCCGGGGTGGCGCGTGCTGACGGAACAGGATGTTCTCGGACCCCTGCAAGCCGTGAAGGGTGCGGGGGATTGCAAGTGGACGGCGAAGTGCCCAGCGCACGAGGACGACCGCAGGAGCCTGTCCATCTGCCTGGACGGCGGGAAGTGGCTCTTTAAGTGCTTCGCCGGCTGCTCGTTCTCCGAGATCATCGGCCGCATCGGGATTTCCGCCGCCGAGTGTTTCCCCGAAGACGAGAGGCGGGGGCGGGAAAAGAAGCCAATCCACAAGGCTGCAGCCAAGAAGGCCCCGATCCAAGAGGTCAAGAAGGCGGCGAAGGCGCCCCAGAAGCTGGGGAAGTTCGTGTGCGCCTATGACTACACGGACGAGGCCGGCGCGCTGCTGTACCAGAACTGCCGGTTCGAGGATCCGAAGGACTTCCGCCAGCGGCGCCCCGATGGCCAAGGTGGGTGGATCACCCCTTGGGGCCTCGGTGATGTGCGGCGCGTGATCTATCGCCTGCCAGAGGTCCGGCTCGCCATGAGCCTCGGCGCTCCGATCTGGATCACGGAAGGCGAAAAGGACGCTGATCGGCTGCAGAGCCTCGGGCTGACCGCCACCACGAGCGGGGGAGCCACGACCTGGCGCCCGGAGTTTGCCGACCTGCTGCAGGGGGCTGACGTGGTCATCGTGCCGGACCAGGACGTATCGGGCCGGATGTACCGGGACGCCGTCGGCAGCAGCCTGCAGGGCAGGGCAAAGCGAGTGCGGGTCGTGGAATTGCCGGTCGAGTTCCGGCAGAAGCACGGCCTGGACGTGTCTGATTGGCTCGACGGAGGAAAGCGACTCGCGGATCTCCTCGAGCTCGAAAAGCAGGCGGCCGAGTGGTCTCCTGAAAAAAAAACGACTGGCGCCGACGCCATCCTGGCCCGCGGCGGAAAGCTCATGGAGGCGCCCTTGACCGATTACGGCAACGCTGAGCGACTCGCAGAGCTGGCCATGGATGACGACGGCGAGCCCCTCGTGCGGTGGTGCGAGGCGCGCGGGCAGTGGCTCGCGTGGGACGGAAAAGCCTGGCGATGGGACGAGACCGGGTCGGTCGAATCCCTGGCAAAGCGCACAGTGCGGCGCTTGCGAGAGGTCGCCGAGGCGATGAACCGCGATGGTATCGCGGACTTCGCTCTAAAAAGCGAAGCTCTCCCGCGGTTGCGGGCGATGATCGAGCTCATGCGGACAGAGCCGGGGGTTCCCGTCTCGATGGACCAGCTCGACGCCGACGACTGGACGCTGAATTGCCGCAACGGCGTGGTGGACCTGAGGAGCGGGAAGCTGTTCCCTCACTCCAAAGATCGGCTTCTGACCAAGATGGCGGAGGCCTCGCTCGTTCCTGGTGCATCTCGGACTCGGTGGATCGAGTTCTTGGGCTACATTATGGGCGGCGACCAAAGCCGGGTGGACCTGCTGCAGCGCGGGATCGGCGCCAGTGCAAGCGGCGCGCCGTGGCAATACCTGATCTTCCTGTACGGGAGCGGGGCCAACGGCAAGAGCGTGTTCCTGGAGGTGGTCTCCAGGATTCTGGCGAGCTACGCCGGAGAAGCTGCGCAGGGGCTCCTGCTGCAGAAGAAGAACGAGGCTCACCCCACCGAGGTTGCTGACCTCATGGGGAAGAGGTTCGTGACCTCGGAAGAGATGGACCAGTCGAGCGTTCTCGACGAAGGGCGCGTCAAGCGGCTGACCAGTGGCCGGCCGATCAAGGCGCGCTTCATGCGGGAAGACCTCTTCGAGTTTCGGCCGACCCACAAGCTGTGGTTCGCCGTCAACCACAAACCGCGCGTTCGCGGCCAGGATGAGGGCATCTGGCGTCGCATCAAGCTGGTTCCCTTCGAGGTGCAGATCCCGCCGGAGAAGCGCCGCGACTTCGAGGAAGTGGTCCAGGGGTTCCTGCAGGAGCGGGACGGGATCTTTGCCTGGATCGTGGAGGGCTGCCTCAGGTGGCAGAAGGAAGGGCTGGGGGCCTCTGAAGCGGTAGATGCCGCGCACGAGCAGTACCGGACCAGCATGGACGATTTCGGTCAGTTCCTGGAGGACTGCGTTGCGATCGCTCCGGACGCTACGGCGGACTTCTGCAGGGTGCGCAGCTCGGACCTCTATGGAGCCTATGCGAAGTGGTGCGAGGAAGGCGGAGTCCGGAAGCCCATGTCGCAGACTGCCTTCTCGTTGCGCATGACGGAGCGCGGCTTCCAGAGCGAGAAGAAGGGGTGCGTGTGGTGGACAGGGATCACCCTGCAATCCAAGCGGGAGGATGCGCCATGATCTGCGCAAACCTTCCAACCCTCCAAAACCCTCCACGGAAAAACCTCAATGTTTGCAACAGCATTGGAGGGTTGGAAGGTTTGGAGGGTTGTCTGCATCACCGCATATGCGCGCGTGATGTCGTTGTGTGTGGGACGGTCAAAATGTTTTGCCGTTCACCCAGACAACCCTCCAACCCTCCAAGGGGGTCAATTTTCGTTGAAAAACAGCAACAGAATCATGGGGTTATAAATCTGGAGGGTTTAGCTCAAACCCTCCAAAACCCTCCAAAACCCTCCACTTTCGGCCGGCCATCGGCCCGGAGGCCAGAATGATCGTTCTGGCTCACATCGAGGAAGTGGAACTGGCCTCGACTGAGGGCCGGACGGTTTTGGGCGTGGAGGCCACCTGCCCGAGGTGCTCCAGGTCGGCGCGGAGCTTCGGATATTCGGACCGCAGCATCCGCCGCTGCCTGAGGCTCTTGCGAGAGGAGTGTCCCCGCGGCGAGCGCAACTTCTACACGGACGACGAATCGGAGCTGGATCGCGCCAACGACCCACGCTCCCTGAACAAGCGGATCCTGGCCGGCCTCGACCGGGAATACGGACCGCTCACAACAGAAGAGAGGTGCTGAATGGCAGTTTATTTCATCAAGGCGGTTCCGAGCGGAAATATCAAAATTGGATACTCGCTCAATCCACAAAGCCGGATGGCCCAACTCCAAACCGGATCCTTCGAGAGGCTCGAACTGCTGGGATGGATCCATGGGGACATGGCCCTCGAGCAGGAGATCCACGCGAAGCTTGCCCAATTCCGCATGAACGGGACCGAGTGGTTCTTGAACTGCGCAGAGGTCAACGCGGAAATTGCGGCACGAATGACAAAGACGCGCCCGCCGCGCATTTACTTTGCTGGGAAGGTCCGGCCTGGATCAAGCGATTACCGAACAAGGTTATTCAGTCGCCTGGGATCCGGCCAGGACTCGGGTCCAATGGTCGGCAGCTCCAAAAGATATAAACTGCGGATGCTTAACGGATGTGACTTCGAGATCGATTACGTTGGGCCATTCGCTATTCGCAATCTAGAGTTCGCCGGAGACATTATTTGTGACGAGCACGGACCTGGATTCACGCACCTCGATCGATTTGATGAGATCCATGGACCTAACACTCATGGATGCGGCCTTGTTGCCGCTACCAATGAGCTTTCAGAGAAATTCAATTCGAGCACCAAGGGTGACATTGGCGGAATTGGGGACCAGACGAGGCGGCTGCTGGTAGAGACCACAGACGAGCACGGGTATCCCAGCCAGTTTGGCCGGGATGTTTTGGTTGCCCGCTGCCTGGAGCAAATACGCTTTGCCGATCGTATTCACGCCTTCATTGATTCGTTCGATTGCTACGGGACAATCTTCGAGCTTGGATACGCGGCCGCGCTTGGGAAGCCCACATGGATCCATGTCGATTCGCGACTAGCAGGCCGCATTGAAGCTCTTTGCGGAGAACTTTGGTTTGCAATGAATGCTCCCAAAGTGACCGTCGTATCGGACGACCCATACTCCTTCAGTATGGATGAGGCTGAACCTGTCGAGGCTTCAGCTCAATGACCTTCCAGGCGGACAAGGCGCGGGGCGCCCTGGTTGAGGCGGTACTGATCGAGTATCACACCGGCCGCGGCTGGAAGGCGGAGCGCATCGACGTGGCGGAGCAGCTGCAGGGCGCCGGGGATCTGCGCCTCACCTGCCCCGTCACGCTCCGGGCGTCGGATCTGGAGGTCAAAGCCTCGTTCGGCCGCAACCCTCACTGCCTCATCGAGCTGGCCAGCTACGGCGGCCACGCCCTGACCCGGCACTCTGGGCTGATGTCCACCACGGCCGAGCAAATCGTGTTCGTGCGCTGGGTCATCCGAGAGGGCTACCTCTTCGACGTGGCCGAACTGCGATCGCACCTCGGCGAGTGGACGAAGGCCTGGAATCCCCGCAACTTGCGCGACCAGGGCGCCCGCACATCCCGCCAGGTGCTGCCCGTGCCCTGGACGGAGCTGGCCCGCGCAGGCCGGACCATCACACTGCGCCAGATCGAGGCCGCCCCATGACCACCACCAAGCCCATGCTGTACCGCTGCCGCCTCTGCCGCCGGGAGGAGCAGCACCCCTACCGCTACGAGCCGCGCCACTGCCCCGTGGACGGAGCGCTGATGCTCATCGACATCGGCGAGACCTCCGCCATGAGGCAGGCTCGGGGCGTACGTGGCAGCCAAGACCCGCTTTCGTAACAACAGGAGACCGAGACCATGGCCACGGCCACCATCAGGCCGCCCGAATCAATCATCGAACTGCTCAACGAGGTGCGGCGCGAATACCATCCCGAACTGCTCGACGCCAGCTTCATCGTCCTGACTCGCTCGCCAGCCGCCCAGAAGGGCGGAAAGACGGTCCTGGGCTCGGTGAAGAAGGCCAGCGCGGAGGCTCAGGGCCTGGCCGGCGAGGGCGCGGACTACATACTCACCTTGAGCCTCAACGACTGGAACGCCCTCAGGGATCGCCAGCGCCGCGCACTGCTGGATCACGAACTGTGCCACTGCGTTGGCGAAGAGGACGAAGAGACTGGCGAGATGAAGTGGAAGCTCCGCGGCCACGACATCGAGGAGTTCACCGACGTGATCAGGCGTTGGGGCGCTTGGCCGGAGGACATCATCCAGGCTGTTGAGACGCTGCAGCAACTCGACCTGTTCGCGGTGGATGAGCCAGCCAAGGACAAGAAGAAGGAAGCCGTGGGGGCTGGGCGATGACCCAGCGCATCGAGCAAATCCGATGCGCGTGCCGGTCGCTGATGGAGCAACTCGAGCATGAGGAGCACCGGGCGCCCGATTCCCCGATCGTGCTCGAGGCTCTGCACCAGCTCCAGGGGATCTCGGCTCAGGTAAGGGAGGGGGCAATGGAGGAATCGCATGGATAGCGGATTCATCACGCGAGACAGCGGCGTCCGCGAGGAGTTCAAGACCGGCTCAAGGCGCGACACACGCGAAGGGAAAGGGCGGTTCGATTTGATCCCGCCAGGACCTCTCCGCCGCCTGGCGCAACTGTATGAGCGCGGCGCCCAGAAATACGGCGACCACAACTGGCAAAAAGGCCAACCGCTCTCGCGCTACCTGGACAGCGCCTATCGGCACCTGGTTGCCGTGGCCGAGGGCCAGGAGGACGAAGACCATCTGGCGGCCGTGGCATGGAATGCGTTCTCGCTGATGTGGACGCAGGCCAAGATCCGCGAAGGCAAACTGCCCCCAGACCTGTACGACCTGCCCGGCGCCGAGGATTCATCTGTCGCAACTAAGAAGCGGATCCGCGTCGATCTGCATGCCCCATCTACCGCCAACCCCTACGAGCGGATCGCCGACGAGATGGAGCCAATCAGCGACGATCAACTGCGCGCCCGCTTCGACGCCGCCCGAAAAGCCGCCAGGCAATGGCCGCCGCAGGGCGCCTACTTCGACGAACCGCAGGATGGGCGCGTGAAGGGCGCGGAAGGGAGCCTGCACGAATGAGCGGATCTTTCGAAATCATCGCCGGCCCGATGCGCGCCGACTCTGCCGTCATCGCGCCCTGGACCCGCACCTGGGGCAAAACCGGCGCCGCCATCGCGCTATGCTGGGAGGCCGAAAAGCAGCACGGCCCCGGCGCAGCCATCGCCATCCAGCCGGGCAAGAACACGCGTGACGGCGGGGAGTTCGTGGCACGATCAGGCGAACGCTACCCGGCTACGGTGCTCAAGGACGCCTACCAGATCACGGGCGCACTGGTTCGATCCGCGGCCCGCCTGGTCGTCATCGAGGAGGCCCACCTCTGGGATCACCCCCAGATCCTGATCGGCGCCTGCGCTGCCCTCCGAGCTCGCGGGATGCGCGTGATCCTGCTCGGCGTGCCCGAGGACCACATGGGCGCCGCCTTCGAGTGGTGGCAGCTCGCGCAGGGCGTCGCCGATCGTGTGCATCGCCTCACCGGCCGCTGCCAGTGCGGCAGGCGATCGACGCGGACGTTCCGGCACGGGCTGAGCAACGCGCGAGTGCTGGTGGACGACCTGGGCCACTACGAGGGCGTTTGCTGGGTCTGCTGGCTGTTCTGCCGGCTGGCCAGAGCACTCCGGTCGCTGTGCCGAGTCGAGGGGCAGTACGAGGAGAGGGTGGTAATTCGGTGAGGCAGTACGAGCAGGTCAACAAGCAGTTCCGGAGCACGCTGTCGGCCGTCGGTCATGAGGAGCTGGCTCTGCAGCTGCGGATCATGCGCTCGCAGCTCGGGGCCGCCTCCGAGGATCTGGCCGCCCGGTATGGCCCAGGCCACCGCTCCGCCAAGGCCACCCAGAAGGCGATCGCCAGCGTGGATCGCCTCACCGCCATCCTACGCGAGCAATGGGGCGATGAGTCCCACCGATTCGGGGCACTCTACAGCCGCCCGTATGGCCAGAACTCCAGGCGACTTCACGGGGCAACAAACCGCAATGCCGATGAATACGGTGGATTGAAGAAATATGATAAAAGTTCTTGACTCAGTGCAGTTTTCGGTGGTAATTTATCCCCATCATCCAGAGGTGTCGGAAAAGGATGATGCGCGGCTACCCCAAGCGGGTAGCCGCTCGCGTTTCCAGCTGCAGCACGCGACATTGACCGCCGACAAGCTTAGGGGCGCCACCCACGCATGGTGGACCGGGTCGGCAGACCGAGAGCAGGTCCGGCTGTGGCGCGAATTGCGCGGCGACATGTTGGCGGAATGGATGCGCCACAAGGGCGAAGATGAGTCCGAGATCGTGGACTCCTGGCTCGGTGGCGGCGACTTCGAAGCCGTTGCGGAGTCTCTCGACGTCAAGCGCCGCACGGCGTTCACCTGGGTCGGGCAGTTCCTGCGGGCCAGCAGCTACATCTACTGGAAACAAGATGCGCAGGTTCACTGCGACGAGTCCCATCGCTCCGCAGGCGGAGACGGTCGCACCCCTCCAATTGGCCGCCGCGAACACTCCGCCGGATCGTGTCCCACCTGCTCGATTTTGCGGCTGGCGACGTGGGACGGCTGGATTGTGCTGGGAGTTGGTAAAGCAAAGGTTGATGGGGCGAGCGATGGAGCGAATCCAACAAAATCCGACACCCTGGGAACCGACAGCCAAACAGCGGATGCTCCTGGAAGCCGCGAAGACTCCAGGGCTCGGCAGGTCGATCGCTAAACTATGCGAAGAGGCAGGAGTCGATCGGTCCTCGTACTATGAGTGGTCCCAGGATCCTAACTTCACTGCCGCCTGGGAGGCCAATTGGGCGCTTGCCATCCGTCGCGAGATGCCGGGCGTCATCGCGGCCCAAATGGACAAGGCCCTTGATGGGGACACGGCGAGCGCGCGGTTCCTGGCCGAGATGATCACGCCTCCGAAGGTGCGCCACGAGCACACCGGCAAAAACGGCGGACCCGTCGAGCACGCGCTGCTCACTCCCGAGCAATGGGCGGAGCGCGCCCAACAGAGGGCGGCCAAGGCGCAGTCGACGCTGGCGCAACTCGAGGATGAAAATGAGTGAACTTTGCAACGCAACGCGCTCAATTCCTGGTCGAGCAACTCGACCTGGAGCGCGCCACTGGGGTCGAGGGGGCCGAGTGGGAAGCGTTCCAGCTCGCACACCTCAGCGACGACAGCCTATTTCGGATCGAGGTCAAGAGTCGGCAGATCGCATGGTCCTGGCTGTGCGCGGCTGAAGCGGTCGCTCAGGCTGTCCTCCCGAGCCGCCAGTCCAGCATCTTCGTCTCCATCAACCAGGATGAGGCGAAGGAGAAAATCAGGTACGCGCGCCAGATCCTCGAATCCATCGAGGGCATCGCGCTCCCCCGCTTGGTTCGGGATAACGAACTCGGCATCGAGCTCTCGAACGGCGCCCGACTCCTGAGCCTGCCAGCCACGCCGCCGCGCGGCAAAGCGAGGTTCAGGGTCTACCTGGACGAGTTCGCGCACGTGGCCCGAGATCGCGAGATCTACACGGCGGTCCTGCCGGTCATCTCCAAAGGCGGCTGCGTCCGGATCGGATCAAGCCCGCTCGGCGCGAGCGGGATGTTTTGGGAAATTTTCGGCCAGCAGATCCAGGCCTATCCGGGGTATGCGCGAAAGCAGACGCCTTGGTGGGAAGCCGCGGCATTCTGCGTAAATGTTCGGGCGGCACGCAAGCTGGCGCCCGCGATGGCAGCGGCCGTTCGGGTCGATGCCTTCGGCACGGATCGCATCAAGGCGATCTACGCCAACCTGCCCGAGGAGGACTTTCGGCAGGAGTACGAGGCCGAGTTCGTCGACGAGTCCACAGCCTGGATCTCCTGGGAAGAGATCAAGCAGTCGCATGATCTGGGCCTGGCGTGCCCCGTCGAAACGGCTCGCGACGGGCAGATCCAGGCAGCTACGCGGGCCATCGACGAGCTTCGAAAGCTAATCGACGCCGGCAAAGCCGAGGCTACGCTGGCGGCCGGAGTGGATGTGGGGCGAACCCGCAACGCAACGGAGCTGCTCGCGGTGGGCTGCAGCACGGCCGGTAGTTTTCCGCTGCGGCTCATGGTGACGCTCGACGCGCTGCCCTTCGAAGACCAGCTCACCGTCATCGAGCACGCCATGGAGCGGCTCCCGATCGTCCAGCTCTACATCGATCAGAACGGCATCGGCCGCAACCTCTCAGAATCTCTCGAAAAGCGATTCCCGTCGAAGGTCGCCGGGCAGAACTTCACCGCACAAACCAAGGCCCTCTGGGCGACGGATGCCAAGATGCTCATCCAGCAGCACAAGACGCCGCTCCCTGTGAGTCGAGATCTGGACTATCAGATCCACAGCGTCAAGCGCATCGTCACGCCGTCCAAGAACCTGGTGTTCGACACGGCCCGCAATGAGCGGCACCACGCCGATAAATTCTGGGCCTGGGCTCTCGCCCTTGCTGCAGCCCGAGCTCCGCAGCGTCAATCCCCCGCAGAGGTGTGGTGATGGGCGTCATCGACCGAATGCGCCTCGCAGCCAAGGCCGCCGTGGGCATCTTTACGGGCGCGATCCCGGAAGGCGTCGCTGGCGAGATGCTGCACCGCATCGTTCCCGCCGGTATGTCCGCCCCGCCGCCCCGCACGGCTGGCGAGTTCCTGAAGGCTTACTCCACGATGCCCTGGCTCCGCGCCGTGACACATCGCATCGCGACGGCCGTTGCATCGACACAGTGGACGCTTTCCACGATCCGCCGCAAGGGCAAGGTGCGCCGCGACCTGGTCAAGATGATCCGCGGGTTCGGCCCCAAGGAGCGAGCTGCTGCGCTGGCGCAGTACCGCAAGGCCGCCGAGTTGGAGCTTATCGAGCAGCACCCGCTGCTGGAACTGCTGTACGGCTCCAACCCGCTGCTCACCGGCCTCACGATCCGCAAGCTGACCCAGATCTACATCGAGCTCAACGGCGAGTGCGGCTGGATCAAGGAGCGCAACGCGGCGGGCGCCCCCGTCGGCGTGTGGCCGATCCCGGCGCACTGGGTGCGATCCACGCCTACCGTCGATCAGCCGTTCTATGAGGTGAGCTGGGCCGGCTGGCAGGGACAGATCCCGGACACAGAGATCCTCTGGTTCTCGGATCCGGACCCCTACGACCCATACGCCCGCGGCATCGGCACGGCCCAGAGCCTGGCGGACGAGCTCGAAACGGATGAGGCCGCGGCCAAGCACGTCAAGAGCTGGTTTCTGAACCGGGCGCGCCCCGACCTGCTCATCTACGGCCCCGGGATCCAGAAGGACGAGGTCGAGCGCCTCGAGCAGGGCTGGCTTCGAAAGAACCAAGGCTTCTGGCGCGCCTACAAGCCCTACTTCCTGAACCGCGAGGTGAAGGTCCACGAGCTCTCCCAGAGCTTCGAGAACATGCAGCTCACGGAGCTGCGCAAGCACGAGCGCGACATCATCATGCAGGTGTTCGGCGTGCCACCCGAGATCCTGGGCGTGCTGCAGGACTCGAACCGCGCCACCGTCGAAACGGCGGACTACCTGTTCAGCCGGTGGGTGCTCGTGCCCCGCCTGGAGTTCATGCGCGAGACGCTGCAGGCTCGCCTGGTGCCCGAATACGACGAGGGGCTGATCATTGACTATGTGTCACCTGTCGCCGAGGACCGGGATTTCTACCTGCAGGTCGCCAAGTCCGCGCCCTGGTCGCGGATGGTCGATGAGTGGCGCGAGATCCAGGGTCTGGCTCCGCTCCCGGACGGCAAGGGACAGGTGTTCGTGATGGGCACCGGCACCCAGCAAAATCCCCCAGCGGTCGGCGAAACACCGGCCGTCGCTGTTTCCAGCGTCGGTCAGGACCTGGCCGCGCAGGACGCCACAAAGTCGATCCAGATCAAGCAGATCGTGGACTCCTCGGCCACCATCGACGCCATCGCGCGATCGCTGGAGCCCGAGATGCGCCAGCGGTTCCTCGACGCCATCGAAGCCGTTCGGGCCTCGGTGGACTACGCCGCGGTCGAGGCCGCTCTGGTCGCTGGCGATGTGGCGAAGGCGCTGGCTCTGCTGCAGTTGCCCGGCCTCGAGAAGGCGCTGGGCGATGCAATCGACGCGGCCGGAACTGGCATCGGCATGGCTGGGGTGGTTGCTCTCGGAGCGAAGCGCGGCGGCGCAGTTGCTGCTCAAGCACTCGGTGCGGCCCTGGGGCAAACGCTCGCCTTCGACATGACGAACCCCCAGGCCATCGCGGTGGCGCGGGCGATCGCGGGCGAGCTGGTGACGAACGTGAGCGCCGAAACGCGCGCGGCGATCAACGGCATGGTGGAGTCCGCCTTTTCCGATGGGCTCTATCCGGCGCGCCTCGCGAAGCTGATCCGGCCCACCATCGGACTCACGACGCGACAAGCCGAGAGCCTGAGGAAATTCGAGCTCGACGCGTGGGCCGAGCAGCTCCAGCTGCATCCAGGGGCGACGCCCGAGCAGGTCGCGACTCTGGTCGCTGAGAAGGTCGCAAAACAGTCCGAGATCATGCTCAACCGCCGGGCGATCCTCATCGCTCGCACCGAAACGCTCAAGTGCTCGAACGGGGGCCAGTCGGCGCTCTGGAATCAGGCCGTCGGCAAGGGTCTGCTCGACCCGAAGAAGACCCGCAAGGTCTGGATCGTCGCGGCCGATGATCGGCTCTGCCCGATCTGCGAGGACATGCCGCTCATGCCCGAGAACCAGCAGGTGCGTCTGAACCAATCGTTCACCACGGGCGACGGCGCCAAGGTCGAATACCCGCCAGCTCACCCTGATTGCCGCTGTTCCGAAGCGCTGGCCTTCGACAAATAGGAGACTGTGATGAAGAGATTCATGGATCTCGCCGAATGGCGGGAGAAGGCGAAGGCTGGCGCAGCACCAACGGGCGTGATCCTCCGCAAAGAGTTCGTGCCCGACGAAGTAAAAGTTGTCGAGGGCGCCGACCGTGTGATCCGGTTCGTGATCTCGACGGGCGCCGTGGACCGCTCGTCGGCGACTGTGAACCCTGACGGGTGGCTGCTCGACAGTTACAAGAAGAATCCCGTGGTACTCTGGAGCCATATGTACCGGGAACCGCCCGTTGCGCGATCCATCGACATCGCCGTGAGCGCTGGGCGCCTGGTGAGCGATGCGGAGTTCGTCACGCGCGAGATCTACCCCTTCGCCGACACCGTGTTCCAGATGCTCAAGGCCGGCTTCCTGCGGGCATGCTCGGTTGGCTTTGATCCCATCAGCTCGGGCTACAACTCCGAGCGGCACGGCATCGACTTCTTCAAGCAGGAGCTGCTCGAGTACAGCGTGACGCCCGTGGGATGCAACCCTGAAGCCCTGGTTGAGGCAAAGAGCGTCGGCATCGACGTGGAGCCGCTCAAGGCGTGGGCGGAGCGCGCTCTCGACGAATGGGGCGGCGAGAAAGGCATTTGGATCCCGCGATCCAGGCTCGAAGCGGCACGCAAGGCGATTGCACCCAAGACGTTCCAGATTCTCGGCATCAAGGATGACGGCGCGCCGGAGATCGGAGGCGATGCCGGCGAATGCCCGATGGGCTCGGAGTGCCCGATGGAGGAGGACGCGGAATCGTGCCCCAACGGCGAGAAGTGTGACAAGAAGGCCACACCGGCCCCCGAGAAGGCCGCGCCCGCGTCCCTGAATCTGGTGCTGGATCTCGGGCCGCTCAAGGCAATGCTCGAAGAGAAGCTCGGCGGATTTGACGCCAAGCTCCGCGAGGCCATGACCGCCGCGCAAAAACTTGCCCTCCCGAGCGGGGCAACGCTCGCGATCGACGGCCAAGTGCTTGCTGGCGATTTCACGTTGGAGGTAGCGCCAGACGATCCAGGTCCGCAGGAAAAGCTTTTTCAGTTCGATCCCGAGGAACTGCGCGGCGTGGTCAGCGACGCGCTCCACGCTGAGATGACCACCATAACCGGCAAACTTTACGACAGGAGCTAGAATCCCATGGCTACAGCAACGACCATGAACGCCGAGCAGCTGCGCGGGTTCATTCAGGATGTGATCAAGGGCGTGCTTGACCCGCTCAGGGAACGGATTGAGCGCCAAGAGGCTGATTGGAAGAAGGAGCTGCAGCAGCGCAGGCAGCCCGAGACGCCGCGGGCCGAGAAGGGCTTCGACGCCGTCCGGGTGATCCGGGCGCTTGCGGTCAGCAAGAACGACCCGGAGCGTGCCGCGTCCTGGGCCAAAAAGCAGTGGGGCGACGACGCCGTGACGAGGGCGCTCTCCGCCTCCGACATGACGGCCGGCGGCTTTCTGCTGCCCGCGCCCCTCAGCGAGGAGGTCATCGAGCTTCTGCGGCCGCGCGTTGTGGTGCGCAAGCTCGGCGCCCTGACGATCCCGATGGACAACGGGACCACCACGATGCCGAAGCTGACGGCCGGATCCTCGGCCAGCTACATCGGGGAGAACCGCAACATCGCCAACACGGCGCCGACGGGAGGGCAAGTCAAGTTCGCGGACAAGAAGCTCGCTGCCCTGGTGGTTTTGTCGAACGATCTGATCCGCACGAGCTCGAGCAAGGCGAACACGGTCGTGCGGTCGGATCTGATCCGGGCGATGTCCCAGCGCGAGGACAAGGGGTTCATCCGGGACGATGGCACCGAGGACAAGCCGAAGGGCCTGCGCTATTGGGCGCCGGCAGCCAATCAGCTCGCGGCCAACGCGACCGTGAACCTGGCGAACGTGACCTACGATCTGGGGCGCATGATTCTGGCGCTCAAGAACGCGGACGTTCCGCTGTCGAATCCGGGCTGGATCTTTGCGCCTCGCACCGAGATGTACCTGATGACGGTACGGGATGCGAACGGGAACTATGCGTTCCGGGACGAGATGATGACGGGCAAGCTCTGGAGCTTCCCGTACGCGACCACCACGCAGGTCCCGATCACGCTCGGCTCCGGGTCGGACTCCGAGATCTACTTCGTCGATTTCGACGACGTGGTGATCGCCGAGGCCAGCACCCTCATCATCGACGCCTCGAGCGAGGCCGCGTACTACGACGGCTCCGCCGTGCAGGCCGCCTTCTCCAAAGACCAGACGGTGATCCGGGCGATTGCGCGCCACGACTTTGGCGTGCGCCACGACGCGAGCGTTTGCGTGCTCACCGGCGTCACCTGGGCTCCGAGCTAATCGGGCAGGGCGCCGGCTCCGGCCGGCACCCCTCTGCCCAACCCGCATCCCGCAATCACGGAGAAAGACACACCATGAATCCCCACGACATCGGATCCCGCATCAAGGGGGTCACTGCGCTTACCCCGGCCGTTATCACGGCCGCGGCCGGCAACGACAACACCGAACTGAACGGCATCGTCGTCAATCGGCTCCTGGCAGGCCGCGGTCTCGCGAAATCCGCCAAGCTGATCATCCAGTTCGTCACCTCGCTCACGGCCGACAAGACGCTCACCATCACCGCCAATGCCCAGGACGGCGCGGCGTCGAACCTCTCAGACGCGGCCGACTATGCGGCTGTTCGGGCCAGTTACGACGTGTCGTCCGCGGCGCCGCCCACGGCTGTGACGCTGTCGAGCGGCAACTTCCCGGCCACGGCGGTTAAGACGGGCGCGGCCAGCGGCGTCTCTGGGCAGGTCGAGATCGACTTCGACCTGTCGGCGGCCAAACAGTACATCCGCTGCCAGGTGACGTTCGATCTGTCGCACTCCGGAACCGATACGGTCGCCTATTCGGCTGTGTGGGTGTTCGGCGGACAGGACGTTTTGCCGGCCACCTAAACCGGTTTACGCAACGGGGCGGCTTCGGCCGCCTTTCTTTTTTGGAGGCAGTGTCCATGAGCGATTGGTGGAATCTGGGCAAGCGCCCGATCCTGGAGAGCGAAGCCCCGACCGCGCACGCGAGCTCTCACGTTCCGGGCGCATCGGACCCGATCGCGCTGCTGCTGTCGGCGTTCCTCGGCATGCCAGCGGCGGCGGACGATGACGCGATCGTGGCATCCGTGAACCTGACGAACACCACGCTCACGATCGCAGGCCAGCCGGACGTCCCGCGCAACATCACGATCACCGTCACCGACACGACGCCCGGCATCACGGCCGGAACCGTCACCGTCACCGGGCAGGATGCCGGCGGCGCGACCGTGACGGAGACGCTGGACCTGTCGAGCGCCCTGACGCTGACCGGCACGAAGATCTTCGGCAAGGTGGTGAGCGCCGTGGTTGCTGGCGCTACGGCGCTGGGCGGGGCTGGCGACGAGACGATCAAGATCGGCTGGGGCAACAAGATTGGGCTTCCCACCCAGATCTCCGCCTCTTCGGCCGTCAAGCACGTCTACCTCGGTGGCGTGCGCCAAGCGACTCCAACGATCGCCACGGGCGCCCAGACCTCCTCGGTGGATGTGAGCTCTGGCACCTACAACGGCTCCAAGGCGCTCCACGTCTACTTCGACATCGCGGCGTAAAGCATGGCCATCACCATCCTCACATACCCGTCGAGCACGGACCTGACGACGCTGGCTGGGCTCAAGGCTGCGCTCCAGATCACGGCGAGCACCTACGATGCCCTGCTTTCAAGCAAGATCCGAGCGGCGTCGGACGCGATCCTGTCGCACTGCGGCCGGGACTTCGCCCGCGCCAAGATCGAAGAGACCGCGAAGGGCTACGGCGACACGCGGCTGATGCTCTCGCTGACGCCGATTGGCTCGGTGGTTTCGGTGGCACAGGATAGCTCGCCCATCACGGACTACGTCGTCGAGAACGCCAAGTCCGGATTCCTCTACCGGCGCGTCGGCTGGGACTGGACGGTACAGCTTGGATGGTCGCTCTCCGGGACTCCGGTTCCGGGGAGCGAAGAGGCCGTGTTTGTGGCGACCTACTACGGCGGCTACCTGCTCCCCGGCGACGACATGATCTCGAAAACCACGATCTCGGCGGCGAACGGGGACAACAGCTTCAACGACAGCGCGGCCGGCTTCCCGCTCCTGGCGCCAGGCGACAGGATCCGCGTGTCGGGCTTCGCGACCGCGGCGAACAACGGCGCCTTCATCGTCGTCTCCCGGACGGCGTCGAAGGTGGTGGTGAGCGGCGGAACGCTGGCCACGGAGGCGGCCGGCCCGAGTGTGTCGGTGGCGGTGCGAAGCCTTCCCTACGACGTGGAGGAGGCCTGCATCGAGACGGCGAAGGCGTGGTACTTGCAGACGAGCCGCGACCCTGCGGTGGCCAGCCGCTCGGTGGGCGATCTGTCGGTGAGCTACCGGGCGCCAGGCAGCGACATCGGCGAGAGCCTGCCAATCGAGGCGATCAAAAAGCTGCGTAGCTGGGTGAGGTTCGAGTGATGGATCCCGGATTCCTCGCCATGATGCCCGACAGCGTCACCATCGAGCCGCTCTCCAGCCGGGACACCTACGGCAAGCCCGCCTACGGAACGGGCGTCGCCTACCAGGCGCGCGTCGTCCGCAAGCGCAAGGCGTACCGGCGCAAGGACGGCACGGAGGCGGCGTCAAGCTCGGTCGTCTACCTCGGCGGCGTCTCGGGCGCAACCGAGCAATCCAGGATCACGCTCCCTGACGGCTCCCAGCCCGTGATCGGCGCCGTCAACCTCTACCCCGACGAGAGCGGCGCGCACCACGAAGTCATCTACCTGGAGTGAGCAATGGCCGCGAACTTCACTTTCCGGGGCCTCGACGAGCTCCGCGCCGTCGTCAAGAAATACGGTGACAGGGCGCCGAAGGCAGCGGCTCGTGCCATGTACCAGGAAGCGGAAAAGATCATGGCGAAGGCCAAGCCGCTGACGCCCGTGGACACAGGCAACCTCCGGGCCTCGGGCCATGTCCAGCCCCCCGAGTTCAAGCGCGGCGCGGTGACGGTTCGGCTCGGCTTCGGTGGGACGGCGGGCGTTACGAAGCGCGATTCCAAGAGCAAGTTCGCAGGCAAGGAGGACGTTTACGTGGGATATGCCGTCTACGTCCACGAGGTTCCGGCGAAGCACAACCCAGGGACGCAATGGAAGTACCTGGAGACGCCGTTCATGGAAGCGGCCGGCGACATGGACAAGCGCCTCGCCGCCGAGGTCCGCGCTGAACTCGAAGCGCTCAAGAGAGGCAGATAGCGATGCCGCAAGATCCCGTTCTCGACGTGGCCACGAAGCTGCAGACGGCCGGCGTGGGCACGCTCGGTAGCTCCATCTTCGTTGGCCCGATCCGGGGCGTATCAGCGGCCGTACCCATCGCGGCCGTGTTCATCGTCGGCACGGGCGGCCCGAGAGCGGAGCGCACCCTCGGACGCACCACCGAGATCCGGCGGCCAACGGTGCAGGTGATGATTCGCGCGGCCGACCACGCGGCCGGGCTGACCAAGGCTCGGGCAGTCCGCGCGGCGCTGCACAACGCGACGATCTCGGGCTACGGCGACGTGGAGGCGCTGCAGCCAGACCCCATCTACGTCGGGCTCGACAGCCAGGAACACGAGCTCTTCAGCATCAACTTCATGCTCTTCTACCAACCGTGAGGCGCCCATGAGCTTTTCACCCGGCAACCTCGCCAACATTTTCGCCAACGGCTACGATCTGACCAGCTTCTTCAGCGGCCACGATCGCAGCGGTTCCGCCGTCGTCTCGAAGGTCACGACCTACGGCAAGATTCGCGAGGTCTATCTCGCCGGCGGAGTCCGCGATGCCCAGATCGAGCACAGCGGATTCTGGGACGGCGACGAAACCGCCCTCGACGACATCATGCGCGCCTGCCTCGGCGCCGAAACTGGCTGGCTCTACCTGCCCGTCGGCGACGGTCTCGGGAACTACTGTTCGGGCGCCGTCACCATCGCCACGAAGTACACGAAGAAGAGCGGCACGGAGGGCGCCGTGCCTTTCACGGTGAGCGGCCAGGCCACGGGAGGCGATGATGCGGCCCTGGTGCTGCACGCCCACGCAACCCGGAGTACCTCGGGCAACGGCAGCTCGATCGACAACAGCGCGGCCACCACGAACGGCGGCGTCGGGTTTCTCCAGGTCACGGCCGCGACAGGGTCGGGCGCCATCAAGATCCAGGACTCCACGGACAACTCGACGTGGACGGACCTAATCGCGTTCGCCGCGGCGTCCGCCGTGGGCGCGCAAAAAATCGAAGTCACCGGCACGGTCAAGCGCTACCTGCGCGTGACGTGGGCGCCGGGAACCTCAATCACTTTCATCGCGGCCTTCGGACGCCGCTGAGGGTAGAACCATGCCCCTGACTCCTGTTGTTGGCATCAACGGCGTATTCAAGCTCGACAACGCGAGCGACTCGCTCACCGACATCACCAGCTACATCACCGGTATCGACGATTCCGACGAGGTCGGCGTGCCGAAGGTGACGACCATGGGAAAGACCCGCGAGGTCTACTTGGCTGGCGGCGTCGGCGACGGAACGTTCGACGTGGAGTTCATCTGGGACGCGACGATCGACGCGATCTTGCGCCACGCGGAAGGCCGCTCGAAGACCTACGAGTATGGGCCTGCCGGCTCCACCACTGGCCTGCCGAAGGCCACGGGCGAGGTGATCGGTAAGAGCTACAAGATCAGCCAGAAGGCCGGGTCTGACGCGATCACATGCTCGATCAGCCTCCAAAAAACCGATACCCAAACCCATACGACCTGGTCGTAAGAGGCACCATGGCTACGCTCCCGATTCTCTCCGTCGATCAAATCCTTTCCGCCCCCGACCGCGACGCCAAGCTCGTCGAGGTGCCCCAGTGGGGCGGCGCCGTCAAGATCGTTCCGCTCTCCAAGGGCCTGCAGCGGGCCGTCCGCGAGAAGTCCAAGAAGTGGGAGATCAAGGACGGCCGCCGCGTGCACGAGCTCGACGCGGACGCTTTCGAGCGCAATCTCTGGCTTGAGAGCGTCGCCGAGCCCAAGTTCACCGAGGCGCAGTATGACGCACTGAAAGACAAGAATTTCGCGGCGCAGGAGGTGGTGCTGCGCGAGATCCTGGCGATCAACGGCATGGCGGAGGGGGCTGTGCGCGAAGCACAAAAGAGCTTTCCTCCGGGGCCTGCATGAGCCTGGGAAATACCCGGAGGAGGCGGAAGAGGGGTTCGAGTTCCGCCTCGCCGGGCACCTCAAGATGAGCGTCAAGCGCCTGCGCCGCGAGGTCAGCGCGGGCGAGTTCGTCAAATGGGCCGGGTGGTTCCAGGCGGAGGCCAGCTACATCGAGAGCCAGCGGAAGGGGTGAGCGGTGAGAGGTTGATCGTTCAGAATCGCTGGGGGTAGGATTTTTGATCCATCAACCGGAGGTTCCGAATGCGGCTTCTTCTTTGTTCTTACCTACTTTTTCTTCTGTGCGCGCCGGCTTGGTCCGGCGAGTGGACCGGGTTCAGGGATGCCACGCTGGGCGCGGACATCTCGCAGCTCGGCGGCTTTCGTCAAGCCAGAGGCGACCTATTTGCACGCGTATCCGATGTTGACGCTGTCGCTTCTTTCGGCCTGTCAGCGGTCCTCTACGAGGTATCCGGGGCTAAGATCGTAGCTGTGCTCTTCTTTGCGAAAGATGAGGAGGCCGCAACCGCGCTTCGCGGGCGCCTGAGCAAGTCTTATGGGGCGCCCATTCAAATGAACGAGCAGCTCACAGCATGGACAGGAGAACAGACCCAAATCGTGGGGCTAGTGAAGGGCGGGGTCATCGGCTTCAAGCTCCAACGGCGTCCGCTGGAGCCGCCCACTCCAGTTCCAGATGCCGAGGCCAGCAACGACAACGGGCTCGGGGAATGGATGGAGGATGAAGCCAGGAAGGATGCAGAGAAGGCCAGGATCCAGGCTGAGGCTGAGGCGAGGGCTGAGGCTGAGGCGTTGGCGGCCCGACAACATCAGGCGGAAATAGACGCGCAGACTGAAGAGATCACGAATAGAGTCATCGCTGCCCAGCAAAAACAGCTTGCGGAAGAAGCGGCAAAGACGCGAGCTTGCGGCGTTGGCGCTCACTGGAAACCGATGGGCGGCAGCGTGGTCTGGTGCGTGGATGTAGGCGGGACGAGCGTTCCTAATTATTGCTGCGCCCGGCAGTAGCAAAGCAAAAGCCCCGGACGGCCGGGGCTTGGGAGGATGGCGGCGGTCAGGCTTGCCAAGGTGCTTCGCCTTCAGCTTCGACGGCGTCGGCCAGTTCGTTCGCGACCTTGTGCGCTTGCCTGGTGATCGCCTCGGGCTGGCTCATGTCAGCTCCGCCCGCGATGAGCGCACCTGTAATTTGCGGCAAGCTCTGGGCGATAAAATCCGATCGAATCATGAATCCTCCTCCTGGAGGCCCGAGAACCAGAAGAGACCCCCTCCTTTGGGGAGGGGGCGGCGTTTAGCCTTACAGCCAGGGCGCTTCCCCGCTCGCTTCAAGCGCATCCGCGAGCAACTTTGCAACACCTACGGATTGCTGAGGCGTCAGGGGCTTCCCTGTCGTCCAAGCGGTCGTCCATATTTGAACTGTCGCTTGAGCGATGTATACTCCTCTGGTCATCGGGACCTCCGAGTTGAGGTTGTCGGTTCTAGAAGCCCCGCGTGGTTGATGCCACCGGGGCTTTCTTGTTGGGTGACTCCCAACAAGAGAGAATATAAGACTTAGTGTTGACTTTGTCAATTGCTGATTGTAAATTCTTTCATGGAGGAACTGTTCATGGAAGAAGCCAACCAGTGGCAACAGCTTTTGGCTGGGTATCGGACTGCCCGGACAATGACACAGGGTCAGCTTGCCGAATTGCTGGGCGTCACCATTACCCAGATCAATAGATGGGAAAATGGGCGCGGCACCCCTGGAAAGAAGAGCCAGCAGCGGATTCGAGAGATGCTGGAAGGCCGAAAGGGGCCAGATGCAGAGCAAAAGCTAGATGCTGCACTAGCTGACCTGAGAGAAATAAAAGAAATGCTTCGTCAGATAATTGACAAAGACAAAACAAAGCCTTAAACAGAGAGAGTTAGCGCATAAAACGCCATACCCCCGCACTGTTTGCACCAGCCGAGGGCGTGGCCCGACCCCCACTTAGACTGGAGATCGAACATGAGTCAGTCTGCCTCATCTGCCCGTCCCCTGCAAATCGTCCCCCGCGTGGGCAGCCCGTCGGCCGCTGTCGAAGCTGGCCTTGACCCATTCGCCTGGTACATCGACCACGCCGAGGACCAGCTCGATCACTTTGGGCTCTTCTCGCTCGTCGAGGCTTTCCGCGAAGCCGGCTTCAGCTCCATCCCGATCGAGATGCTCGACATGGAGCGCCACATTGAAGAGCTGTTGGAGCGCGCCCGCGAAGCCACGGCCGACTTGATCGGCCAGCTCTCCGCACTCCATGCGAAACGTCAGCGCCGCAAGGTGGACTGATAGTCCACATCGACCGGGCGCGCTTTTGACTCAATGTGGACTGGTAGTCCATATTTTCGCATGAGGTGCGAAAAGATTTTTTTCTTCTCCGGCTACATAGCTGGAAAGCGGAGTCCGAAGGGGCATGGTTCCTAGGCCGGCCCTTTGGACTCCCTGTTTTCGAGAAGCCGCATTTCGCGGCCACCCGATACCACACGCCCCGCAAAGGCCGTGGTGTCGGTCCACCCCAGTTCCATTGGAGTGTACGATGTCGAAAGTAATGAAGAAGCCCACCGATCCGCAACAGCCAGAGGAAGGATCGTCACGGGACTATGACTATGCAGCCATTGGGCGCGGGACCGTCCGGCTTGCTGGCCGCGAGTTCGCATGTGCCATTCTTGGTGCTCGGGAGCGACCGCGCGTTATCTTCCAGCAGGCCGTAGAATCGGCCTTTGCCCTCAGCAAGAGGGGGCTTTCTGATCAAGTGGACAAGCTGCCTCATTTTCTGGCTTCTGAGAACCTAAAACCCTTTATTGACAGTGAGTTAATTAAGTCTCTAAGAACTTGGCGCGTTCGGATGCCGGACGGCACGCGAGGCAAGCAGATCGTTTACGCCTTCGACGCCAAGCTGGTGCCCGCCACGGCCCAGGTTTACATCAAGGCCATGATGGCCGGAACGCTGCACCACAAGCAGAAGGCGATCGCTGACCAAGCCTTGAAGTTCCTGGTGGATCTGGCGACCGAACAGATCGAGGCCATGGTCGATCGCGCTTGCGGCTACGACACTCAGGAGCTTTACGCGGTTGGCGAGTTGCTCAAGATCCTGGTTTCCCCCGAGGCAACGAAGTGGGCTCCAATGTTCCCGCGCTACTTCTTCGAGCCGATCTGCAAGCTCAAGGGCTGGAGCTTCAACCGCCAGATGCGGTTCCCGATGGCGATGGGCCAGGTGATCGTGGATGTGATCTATTCCCGCTTCGACCACCCGGCCGTTCTGGAGACGCTGCGCGCCCACAACCCGAAGGACGAGGGCACGGGCAAGCGGGCGCACCGGCACCACCAGAACTGTACCGAGATCGGCCGCTCTCGCCTCAGCAGCCTGATCGAGATGGCCTCGCGCCATGCGGCCGGGTGCATTGACCGGGGGCAGAATTGGGATGAGTTCATGGCCTTGTGGGACTTCATGCAGCCCAAGCCCGACGATTCCGGCTACCTCTTCCCGCCGCCCGAATTCAATAAGGCGCTGATCCTGGAAGATGCCCGGAAAAAGGCCCTCAACAGCGCACCGAGCCAGAACTGAAAGGAGGCGGCCCGCCGGGCAACTGGCGGGCCTGCATTGCCATGCTGAACGAAGAACAGATCCAGCAGATAACAAAGGAAGCATTCCGGAAGCTTCAGGACGATGGAACGCTCGACCAGATCCGGCGCCGGCTCGAATTTCTTGCGATTGATGCGCAGCTCCAGGGAGACCTCGGCTTCATGGATAAGCTTTGGGAGAAATTCCTGGACGCGCAGATCTATGGCACGACCGCGCAAAGTCTTGATGCGCTGCGAAACTGTCGCCGCTGGTCCGATCGGGTGCTGGAGCAGCTCGAATGGCTGGAGCGCGACGCAGCCAGCCGGCTTGCCAAGAAGAAGGGCGAAAAGCGACTGCAGTTGGCGCGCGTCCTGGATGCGTTCCAATACCAACTAGAGCGGGTGCGGGCGCTTCGCAAGGCATTCCGCTCCGTTCATGCCGAACTCGAAAACGCGGGCATCAGCGAACTCGAACGAGAGCTGAACGCCGAGTAGCCCGAATTCTCCGGTTTGAAACCGGAAAAACCCAGAGCCCCTCCCGCGAGGGGCTTTCGCATTCTCAGCCCCCCCCCCTTGGGGCCTTTCGCTTTTCAGGAGCACTCCCATGGTCATGGTCGGCGTCATCGAGTCAGCCATCACGCTCGGCACGGGCGATTTCAGCAAAAGCATTGACGTGGTGACGGGCGGCCTCAAGCGGATGCTTGGGGCCATGGAGGAGTTCGCTTTGAGCTCGCTCAACGCGAGCATGGACTTCAACCGATCGATGGCCAACGTTGGCAGTCTGATCCCTGGCAACACCGCCCGCGTGCTGGAACTGAAGGGTGCCGTACAGCAGATGGCGGAGCAGACCGGCAAGAGTACAGGGGAGTTGGCCGACGGCATGTACGAGATGATCGGGGCCTTCGGGGATTCCTCGGACTCGATCGCCCGTCTTCGCACGGCCACAGACTTGGCGTCCGCCGGCCTGGCGGACACGAAGGATGCAATGGCTTTGATTGCGGCCGAAACCCGCGCCTACGGCGACACGTCGAGCGAGACGGCCGCGAAGGTGGCGGATCTGGCAACGATGGCTGTCAATCTCGGCCAAACGACCCTTCCCGAACTTGCCGCAGCCATGCCCCGAGTGACCGCGCTGTCCTCGCAAATGGGCGTCTCGTTTGAAGAAATGAACACCATTATGGCGACTTTTACAGGCGTCACGGGCAATGCGGCCGAAGTTGGCACCCAGATGCGCGGCATGCTCCAGGCCCTGGCAGCGCCGAGCGAGGACATGAAGGTTCTTTTTGCGGAATGGGGGGTGGAGACCGGGAAGCAAGCCGTCGAGATGATGGGGCTGCAGGGAGCGATCGAGGGCATCAACGCCAAGGCAGAAGAGTTGGGCGCCGGGGGGCTGCAAAAGCTTGTTGGTTCGATGGAGGGCCAGACGCTCGCCATGGCCGATTCGGGGGCAACGGCAGCCAAATACGTGCAGAACCTTGAGGCGATGAAGAACGCGTCAGGGGCGACAGCAACGGCTCTCGCCGAGCAAAACAACGGCATCGCCAGCGCAACCTTTTCCTGGAACAAGCTGAGCGCTGCCGGCGAGGTGTTTAGCCAGAATGTTGGCCAGGTGCTCGAACCAGCATTCACTGTGATCTGGGATGCCATGCGTGAAGGCGTCGATGCTGCAGGCGCATGGCTCGCTACGTTTCCGGAGCTGACGGGCACAATCAAGGCGTTCGCTGAAGGTGCCGTTGGTTATGTCAAGGGGACGCTCGTTCCAGGCATCGTTGAGGCATGGCCCGGCATCAAGCAGGGGTTCGTAGACGTATGGGAGGGAATCAAGGCCTTCATCGCGGGAGACACGAAGACCTTCGACACCATGGCAGCGAACACTGGCGATCGAATCGCTCATGGATTGAAGACCGCCATCGAGGGCGGCTACGACGCGATCAAGGCGTCATTCGCGACGCTCCTGGACGCCCTTGGCGCCAGCGTCGGTGCATGGCTGGCTGATCTTCCAAGCAAGGCATACGCCGCAGTTGCCCCAGATTCCGCAATGATCCCGCGCACGGCCGAGCAGCAGATCGGAGATTGGCAGGACTACGAAAGCGGCCCGCACGCCCTGGGCGGCTATATCTCGGGGGCGGGAACCAGCACCTCGGATTCGATCCGCGCTTGGCTCTCTAATGGCGAGTACGTTGTCAACGCGGCCGCCACAGCCAAGAATCGGCCGCTGCTGGAGGCCATCAATGCGGGACGCTTTGCGGAAGGCGGCATTGTGGGGAGTGCGGCGGATCCAACCGACAGGATCTGGTCGATTCTCAACCCGAGCACAGAGTCTGGAACTAAAAACGATACCGACTTCATCAAGTTTTTCGATGAGATGAGTTCGTCTGCTGCCGATGCGGCCAAAGCTTTTGATGCGATAGGGAGGCCCATTGAAGCGGCAGGCCGCGAGATGTTGAGCTACATCAAGTCAGCCGACGAGATGAACAGCGCGACGCTGAAGGCGGCCGGGTGCGTCCAGGACTTCGCTGGGTCGGCGCAGGATGCTGCTCAGTCTTCGGAGCAAGTGGCGGCGGCGATGGGGCGCGCGATGGATCCCGTCAGTTCCATGATGCAGCAGATCGCGGAGACCGACGCCAAAATGAAGAGCATCGGCTACGGGGAAGGCGCGAACCCTCTCCATCCGGACGTCGCATCGGTCCATTCACTGGACGGGCTGAAGCTCGTCAACAACTCCTTCGCCAACACGGTGTCGGAGAAAATCAAGGCTGTTCTGGGCTCGTTCTCGGTGAAGCTCGATGGCATGTTCGCGGGTCTGCCGGGAGCGCAGAAGATGTTCGACCAGATGAACCAGGGCGCGCTCCAGGCGCAGTCTGGCAACACCTTCTTCGACTTCGGCGCCCTCAAGTCCATGCAGGAGGGCAACCTCCGTCTGCTCGCCGTCATGGAAAAAGGCGGCGAAGCCCTCAACAGCGAGTGGCTGGATTCCCTGCTCGGCACCTCCGCCTCGTGGGGCGACTCGCTCGCAAGCCAGAGCTCGGTCATCGGCCAAGCCACCGAGGCGCAGAACCAGCTCCAGGCAGCTACCCAGAGCATGATCGAGCCGCTCCAGACCGCATCCATGGGCCTGGCGGAGTCGGCGGCGGCATCTGCGGCGGCGGCATCCTCGGGCGCCACGTTCGGGCAGGTGATGGCGATCTCCTCGCAGATGGTGGCCCTCGGCGCTGGGCAGATGGCGGGGGCCTTCGCCGCCTCCTCGATGAGCATGGGGCTGGCGGCGGCCGGCACGCTCTCCATGATCGATCAGCAGCTCGCGCGGTACGGCGACGTGACGACCGAGCTCGGCAAGCAACTCGCAGGCGGCTACGGCATCACGGGCGCCGTCGTCTCGGGCGATGCGTCGGGGATCGGGCACGGGGCGTCCTTCACCCCGCCGCCCGGATGGAGCGGCTTCTCTGGGGCGCAGGGGCTTGGCGGCGGGACCAAAGCGCTGTCGCCGGGCTTTGGCCAGCAGCCGAACATCATCGTGCAGATCGACGGGGAGGCGGTGTTCCGCGCGGTGCAGAACCATGCCGCGACCTACGTCAGCCAGAACCCCGGGATGTGGGTCTGATGGGATTCACCCTCGATTTCAAGGTGGCGTGGGGTTCGCTCCCGCTGGCGGCCAGCCCCTCGTTCTCCAGCGTCGGGAGCCGCATCCTGTCGCTGAACACGGCGCGCGGCCGGTCGTTCCGGCTCGACCGCTCGCAGGCTGGGACGTGCAAGGCGGTTTGCCTCAACACCGATGGAGCGCTGGATCCGGACTACCCGAGCGGCCCCCACTACGGCAACATCAAGCCGGGGCGCAAGGCGCAGGCGCTGATCACGGTGAGCGGCAACACCCACGAGCTGATCACGCTCTTCCTGCAGAGCCTGCCGCGCGTGTTCCCCGACCAGGTGAGCGACGTGGTGACGCTGGCGGGCGCCGACGGGTTCGTTCGGTTCGGCAAGCCGAAGATCACGACGGAGAGCAATTACCCGGAGGAGCTCTCCGGGGCGCGCATCACGCGGGCGCTCAACGCCGTATCGTGGCCCGGCACCAGCCCGGACGCTCACCGAGCCATCGACGCGGGCACGTCACTGATCCCGTCCGTCGGCGTCAAGGGCCGCTCCGCAATCGAGCATATCCTGCACTGCGAGCAGTCCGAGCTCGGTCGGTTCTTCATCTCGAAGTCGGGCGCCGCCGTCTGGCTGGCGCGCCACACGCTGCTCACGGAGTCCGTCTACACCGAGCCGCAGATCGTTTTCTCGGACCCGGCCGAGGACGGCGATGTGGGATTCGTCGAGATCGAGCCGGAATACAGCGACGATCTGCTGTACACGAAGATCGTGGCCTCGCGCGTGGATGGCGATGAACAGAGCGCGGAGGACTCGGACGCCGCCGACGAATACGGACCTTCGACGCTGGATCGCGGGGAGCTGCTGCTGACCTCCGACAGCGAGCTCGAGGACCAGCTCTACTACACGCTCTATCGCCACAAGCGGCCGGTCACTCGTTTTCGCAAGATCCGCGTGTGTTCGTCGGTGTCGGACGCCGTGCTCGACCAGATCCTGGGGCTGGAGCTCGGGTACCGCGCGACCGTAAAAAAGACGCACCCGCGCCTCGGCTACACAAAGACGCAGGACGTGCAGATCGAGCACATCGCGCACCAGATCGACGCGGACGAGCAGATCGTCTGGACCACCTTCCAGCTCTCCGACGCCGACACTAGCACCTATTACCGCCTCAACCACGCCACGTACGGCACGCTGGGCGACTGGCCCTGGGGATTCTGACCATGATCGAGAGCATCGAAACTATGCTGGCCCTCGCCGCGGCGCGCGGGCGCAAGAACCTGCAGCCGGGCAACGGAACACCCACGATGGATCTCTACTGGCGGATGCAGGGGCGCCCGGATCGGCTGGCGGGAATGGCCAGCGCCTTCGCGGTGCAGGCCAAGCTCAACCACAGCCGATGGATCGCGGAGTGCTGTTTCTGCCACAACGCGATGCTGGTGGCCCTCACGGATCCTCGGTGGTGGTGCTCCAACGCGAAGTGCAGGAACGGCGGGCCGAGCGGCGCAGCTGGAGCGGCCATCCCGATCGAGATCCCGGCGCCCTGGGACATCATGCGGATCGAAGCTCTGCTTGTTCTGCGGCCGGCGCCCGAGGCCAGGAACTGGGAGCCGGGCACCACCGTGGCGCAGCTCGTTGCTGAGAACGCGGATCCGCCTGTTGTGCGTGGCCGCGCCATGCCCCCGATCGACATCGGCAAACTCCCAGCCGCATGCCAGGAACTGCTCTCGCGCTGGCGCCTGCTGTTTGGCGCCGAGGCGGTTGCTCAGGCCCTGGCCCGGCCGCCCGAGGAGTGGATGCGGTGAGCGGCTGGATTACGGCCAAAACCTTCGTCGACCTGGAGCTGATGGCGGCGCGCTACTACCGCGACATCGCGGACGATTGCGACTATCTCCACGGCGATCAGGATGGGCAGGAGAACATCGATCTGGGCTCCTGTAATCTCTCGGTCGCTCAGGGCATCGGGGCACAGGAGCGGTTCGACCAGCTCGAGATCGGAGCACTGCCCGACACGGCTACAGGCCTGGTGGTGTTCGCCGGATACAAGGCCACCAGCACCAGCACGGGCGAGGCCTCGAAGCTGATTTTCTCTCTGCGGGATCCGAACACCAGCACGCTCGAGGATCTCGCCAGCATCAGCTTCATCAAGGCCGCGAGTTTGGCGGGCCGCGGCGCCTTGGAGATCAACACCTATTCGGGTGGGTCGGCACGCTCGCCGGTATCCATGCGCATCGACCACCACAGGCGGATCGGGGTTGGTGTCTCGTCGCCGGCTTACACCGTGGATGTGGAGGGCGACTGCAACGCGACCGACGGCTACGAGGGGCTTTCGACCTGGGGGGAGATCACGCCGGGCACCGCCTACCACAAGGGCGACGCCGAGGTGACGGGGCATTGGAAGAGCACCGTCGGCATCGGGACGGCACCGCTCCAGGCCAGTACGGGGGCACCGCTCAACCGGAACCTCAACGCCGACAACCTGCAGGGCGTGGGCTGGCCGGGCGCCGGCACGAGCTCGACTGGTACGGCGACTGTGTCGTCCAAAGATCCGACCGAATACACGATCGCCTCCGTGGCGGCGCCGAGCGCAGGCCTCTACGAGATCACGGGAGAGGCCACGCTTTCGCCAGCTGCTGGCGACCTCGGAGCCAAGTTCTACCTGAAAACCACTGGCGGCGATCGCTGGGTGGACTGCTCGTGCGGCACATCGAGCGAGAAGACGCAGGTGATGGCCGTGTCGGAGTATCAGGCGACGAACGGCGAGACGCTGTACTTCAAGATCAAGAAGACAAGCGGGACAGGCTCCAGCACGGCCGCTGGCTCAATCCGGATCCATAAGGTGTCGCCATGAGCTGGACGGCCGAATACATCTACGTCGATGGCGAGAATCCGGACGCCGACAACCTCAACTACTACGTCCGCGACAAGCTCAAATACCTACATGGCGACGGCGAGAGCGTCACGGCGAGGGACAAGCTGCTCCTGGCTCCTGGCTTCCAGGCGACCGCGGCCGCGCTCTACCTCAAGCGCACGTATTCATCGAGCGGAGCGACCTATCGATTTGTTGGCGAGAAGACCGACTCCCCGACCGCGCTGGCGAACGGGCAGAAGCTCCGCCTGGTGCTGAAGATGCGCCCCAGTGCAGGACTCACGGAGCGGCTTGGGCTGTTTGAGGTGGAGCGGACCGGGACAGGGGCGGGCAAGATCTCCTACTACCCCTACCTGGCCGGCACGCTCGCCACCGTGCCGGCCTTCGTCCTCGACTCCGCGGGCCGTCTCCTCATCGGCCGCGCTTCTGGCAGCTATGCCCTCGACGTGGACGGCCCTATCCGGGCGGCCGCGTACCTGATCGGCGGCAGCGCGATCGGGCAGTGGATCCTTGCCGGCCGAACGATGACGTTCGACGGCGACGCTGAAGTGACGGGCGCCCTCATCGCAGGCGGACACCCATGGGGCGATGGAGCTGCCCAGGCGCCGTTCCAGTGCGAAAGCCAGACGAAGAACACCAACTTGAACGTGCCGACGCTCCGCGGCTACGGGTGGCCAGCGAAGAAAACGGCCGCGACGCCGGCGCCAGTGCCCATCTACGAGTCATCTGGCGATCCGTCTACGCTCGTTTCGCGGACTGTAGACAGGGCCGGCTTCTACAGCGTCACGTGCGAGGCGAGCATGCCCATCACCGTCTCCAGCGGATTCCCAGGGCTCGGGCTGTTCGCTCCAGGTGAGTTCGAGAGTGGAGAGAGCGTGATCGGCATATTCGCCAGCTCGAACGTGATTGGCGACATCGTCCACGCAAAGAACGTGTATCGCGTTCGGGTTGACACGCCGTCGGCCACGCTGTCCACGCGGGTCCGCGTGTTTGGTCAGGCCGTCGGCGCCGTCAGTGGGTCTCTCGTTGCGCGCTGGTTGGCCCCTGTTCGGATTATCCAGGTTGCAAGTTCGAATATCGGCGTCTCTGAAGGCTCCCCCACTGTCACTATTACGTAGGGTATTAATATGCCGTTATATGCTGCCGGAGTTGAGGCGTTCGGGCGGGCTGAAATAAATTGGCCCAGCGATGATGTATTGGTATTGCTTATCGACACGGCCTACTACACAGTAAATCTCGATACTCACGACACACTGGCCGATATTCCATCGGGAGCTCGCGTTGCGTCAGCGGCCTTAACTGGGAAAACGGTCAGCGGGCGCGTATTCGATGCAAGCGATGTTTCAATCAATGGAGTGACCGGCGACTCTGCCGAAGCGATTCTTATCGCCCTCAACACCGGAGTCGAGGCAACATCGACTTTGATTTTCTATACCGACTCTGGGACGGGGCTCCCGACCTTGTCGTTCTCAAATGAAACAGCAAATATTGCCTGGTCGAACGCGTCAAATAAGATATTCTCAATAGGCTAATGCGATGGCATTTGTAAACACATATCGACCGCATCCTGGCGACATCGCGACAGCGGATGATTTCAATTTGCTCATGGGCCTGCTTATGCACTTGCGGGGGCAGGAATCCGGGCAGACCGAAATCGATTCCGGCGCGCCATTCCAGGTGAGCGATTACATCGAGAGCACGCACGCCACGGCGCTCGACATTCGCAAGCGCTACGAGACCGGCGACGTTCCTGAGTTCCACCTGTTCGCCGAGATGGTCGATGAGTCCTCGCTCGAAGACGGGTTCCATCTCGACATTGTCGGGGAAATCGGCGTCACGGGAGGGGCGGTCGAGCAGTATGGCGCGATCGTGGCGGAGCGCGTGGACTTTGCATCCGGGAAGCTGAAGCTGCAGACGCTCTATGATACAGCGTTCGGCGATCTCGGGACCGCCCTGTGCGTGGATGAGGCCGGGAACGTCGGCGCCCAGACCGAATATCCCGAATTTCTGCTCGACATCCCGGCCGGCACGCTGAACATTTCGGGCGATTTCTACCAGGACGGCACCCTGCTGACGGACTGGACACTGACCGGCGGCACGCCCGACAAAGTGTCGAGGACCGGAAGCGCGCAGCTCTTCGGCTCCTTCAAGAGCACGCTGGCCAGCGGCGCGCCGTATCCGGTGACATCGACCACCGAGTGCCCGAACGTGGACGCGGACCTGCTCGATGATCACGCCTGGCACGCTGGGCTCTACCAGGCCGGCACGGTCGACAGCGTCGGCTCATCGGACAAGGCGTCCACGGCATCGGTGGACCTCGACAAGGCCGGCAAGTGGCGGCTCCGCGCGGCCGGCTGGTGCATCAACTATGCCTCTGGGGATCAAGGCCGGACCTGGGAGGCGCGGATCAAAACGTCGGGCGGGACGCAGATCGGCGAGACGGCCGATTTTACCTTGAGCCAGTGGAGCGCAGTTGAGGAGCGGAGCGAGCAAAAAACGTTCCTCATCACGGGCGATTACACGGCCGCCGGCGTGACGACAGTGCGCGTGGAGCTCAAGGTGGTGAGCGGGACCGGCTCCACGAACTACTGCGAGTGCAAAATCGAAGCCACCTGGGAAGGGGCGTAGATGGGCGACTATAAGCGCGATTCCGAGGGACGGTGGATCAAGACGCCATCGGGGCTTATCGTGCCCTCCACGTTCGGCGCCCACCTGTTTCTGGCCGGGCCGCTCTCGGGCGCCGATGCGACCCCGACGCTGCGCGCCATCGACTCCAGCGACCTGCCGGAGGCCACGGACAGCGCGCGTGGCGGGATCGTGCTGACCGAGGACCTGGACGGGAGTGCCACGGCGCCGCAGGTGAAACAGGCCCGCGGACTTCGGAGTTCTGGCGGAGTGCGCTATCCCATCGGAGCCCTTCCCAGCGGCGGGTTCCTCCGAGTCGTGAGCGGCAGCATCGTGGGCTGGCCACTGTCGGCTGGTGGCGGATCCCTCCCCGCTGGCCATGATGTCTCCGCTCTCTCCAACGTCGTCTCCCACTGGCAGATCCTCGATGCGGTCCAGGGCAGCACGAGCGTGCCCGATGCGCTCGGAGCACACAACGGCACGGCGGCGGCCTCCATCAAGACGACAGGGCGCCCCTGGTATGGCTCCGAAGGCCAAGCGTCCCTCGCCCAGCTCGTCGACCTGGCCAACTCCTCCGCCCTACAGGCTGAGCTCCGCGATGCCTCCTGCGCCTTCATGTGCTGGGCCATGGTCGAGCGGCCGACATCCGACACAGTGCTGTTTGTCTGCAACGCCAGCGGCGAGACCTCGGCCACGAACCACCTGCTCCAGGCCGCGATCATGAGCACGGGCGTGATGCGCATGTACTGGGAGCACAGCAGCGGCACGGACGTGTCCGTAAGTGGCCCGAAGGTCGCGGCAGGTCTGCGGCATCTATGCTGGGCGCGCGAGCACAACACGGGTAGCGGCACCAGCACGGCGCACCTCTGGATCGACGGGATCCGCGTGCTCAGCACGAGCGGACTCACGAATCCATCGGGAGGGGGCTCGACGACAGGCAAACTCTGGGAAATCGGCGCGGACGTGTGTCTCTCGGACTGCCTGCTGATCTCCGGCTCGATCCCATCGGATGCTCAGGTGCTGGCCCAGTACCAGCGTGGACATGGCAGCTACTAAAGCAGGGAGGGACCATGAAAATCGAAGACTGGGGGCAGGCCATCGCTGGCCTGCTCGGAGCCGGCGGCCTGGGTGCGGCCATAAACAGGTGGCTCACGCTGCGGAACAAGCGCGAGGAATCGGTGGACAGCCGCTTCGAGCGGCTGATCGACGAGCTCCAGGCGCAGCTGCAGCGGGCGCACGACGCGGCCGATCGGCTGCAGGCCCGCGTGGACGAGCTCACCCGCGCCCAGGCGCAGGACGCGGCCCGCCTTGCGGAGCTTGAGCGGGTGGTTGCCGAGCAGCGCCGCGAGATCGGCCACCTCGCCCAGAACGCTTGCCAGACGGAAACCTGCGACAGAAGGAGAGAACAGCATGTTGCGATCCATTCTTGACCTTGCCCACGAGATCTACGAGCGCGCCACGAGCGAGGCCCTCTATGCCTACGCCGACAAGATCGCGGCGCTCGACGACAACAACACCGGCGTTGACGACTGGCTGGCCAAGGGCCTGCGCAAGATCGCCGACAAACTCAAGGCAAGGGGGCGCTGAGCATGGGACTCTACCCGGTACGCCCCAAGATCTTCGATGACCTGGACGAGACCCCGCGAGCCATCACCACGGCAGCCACAATGCTGGCCGGAGTGGCAGCTCGCAACCCAGGCACCGAGGACGTCTACATCCTCTTCTTCAACGAGCTGCTCTCGAACGTGGAGCTGGGCACCACCGATCCGATCGGCTTCCTCTGGGTGCCCGCCGACGGGTGGAACGATCGCTCTTGGCCACATCCGCTCGAAGCGTTCACCGCGCTCTCGGTGGCGGTCGCTCTTCACCTCGATGGCACGGGCGTTCCAGCCACGGACATCGAGGCCGAGATCGATTACTGCCAGGGGGTGGTGTGATGGGATTGATCCAGAGACGGCAGCCACTGCGGATCATCGGAGCTTACGACAGCTCGTACGGTAAGTTTTTTATTCCCGGATGGGAAGCCTCGAACCTTACAGATGGTTTCTTTTCTCCTTTAGCTGAGAGCGCTCCCATCGCGATTGCCTGGCCCGTGCGATTTGATCGCGCTGTGTATTGCGCTACAGCCCGCATTCCGGTGATGGTGGCCGCCTCCCCTGGCGCGGCCATTCGGATCGGGCTGGCCCACGATAGCGCAGGCACTCCTGGCCGGCTCGCGTATGATCACGGAATCACGGCAGTGACCACCACTGGCGCAAAATCCTGCACCGTCGCGACCACGATTAAAGCGGGCCTCTACTGGCAGATGCTGGCAATCAATGCGGAGTGTGGGGTGGTGGGCGAGGCGCCGGCTCTCGATCTATTGACCTTCCAGGAGCCCCAAGGCGTCGGTGGCTTTACCATCATGCCAGTAATCCCGCCCCTCCAGCGATTCTGGAATGCCATTCCGGGCTCTGCGGGGGGGCTGCTCAACAGCCAGCACATCCTCACCTACGGCGCCAGCTGGACAGCGGACGATCCCTTCCCATCCGATACATCGACGATGGGGTGGTACGCGAGCCCGACCAACCAGTACACGATGATTCCGCCCGTATGGTACGAGCAAGCCGCGACGCCGTGAAGGAGGTCCTCATGCCCACGATCTTCTCTCGCCTATCCCTGCTCGCCGCGGCGCTGCTCGTGCTCGTCGCGTGCGGGCCCCTCCGCCCACCGCAGTGCCCACCCTTTTGCCTGCCTCCGCCGGTCACGGCGACGCCAACCGCAACC